ATGGCAATTACTGATTCATGGCTGCGCTCCACCAGCGGGAAGCCACAAGAAAAAATGATTACCAAATCAGATAGAGATGGTCTCTCTGTTCGCGTTACCCCGAAAGGAAGAATTATATTTCAGTTTAGATATCGATGGGATGGGAAAGGGGATCGGATTGATATCGGCACGTATCCCGCAACGAGCTTAAAAGATGCTCGTGATGCTGTGATTTCTTATCGCGGGGAACTGGAGCAGCATCGTAATCCAAAAATAGTTAAACGCGTTCGAAAAGAATCTGCATTGAGTGCCGTCACTGTGGAAACGCTTATTCGGGAATGGTGGAAAACCGTAATGGAAGGTTCGCGAGTCATGGCTGATGAAATCTTACGCTCTTTCGAGATTTATGTTTTCCCCAAAATTGGTAAGTTGCCCCATGACGAGGTGACACTTCATGTCTGGCTTGCTTTAATTGAAGACGTCGCAAAGCGAACCCCATCAATCGGAGCGCGTATATTGACATACTCCAAGAAGGCGCATAAGTGGGCTGTCAGGAGAGGGATGACCAGTATCACACCGTTATCTGATGTGGCACCGAGTGATTTAGAAGGGAAGGAGCCTGATGCGGACATTGATATCGATTCTGATATGGGAGAGAGGACATTAAGTGAAGAGGAGCTAGTGGTTCTATTTCATATTATTAATGCGTCTAAATATAACCCACGCAACGCACTGATGGTAAAACTGTGTTTGTTATTTGGATGCCGGATTGGTGAGTTACTGAAAGCAAAAGTCACTGATTTTGACTATGAAAAAAATATTTGGACTATTCCTCCAGGAAACCATAAAACAGGGAGAAGATCTAAAAAAACCATTGTTAGGCCGATTATCCCCGAAGCCAAAGAACTAATTGAGCAGACAAAGAAATTAAATCATGGGAACGAATACCTGTTTATTGTCTCTGGTGACAAACCCTTCGCTCAGGGATCACATAAACACATCATTGAAAGGCTTAACAAAAAGATGGCACCTTATTTCGATCCCCATGTACACTGGTCAATCCACGACTTGCGTAGAACTATGCGTACCGGGGTTTCTGAATTAACACCGCCCCATGTAGCTGAAACTATGATAGGTCATAAACTGCCGGGAGTGTGGCAGGTGTACGATAAGCACACCTACCTGAGCGAACAGAGAGAGGCATATGAGAGCTGGTGGAAGAAGCTGACTAAAATTGTTTCCCGTTCTCCCAGTCCTCAATGTCCTTCTTAGCGAAATTGTTTTCTCTTCCACGAAATCTGGGTTTTGGGAAACCTTCCTTTTTCTGTTTCCCATCCCCACACCACGTTCTGATAGTGTGTGGCGTAACCCGTAATTTTTTAGCCAGCTCGCGTGTAGTAATATATTCAGACTCTTCCATTTATTTCTCATCTCCTCTTTGATAACCGTTCTCTAAAATTATCCTTGCCACTGTTGCCGGCGTTGTTTTATCATTCCAGACCAAATCATCAATCAAGAAATTCAGTTCAGCAGCAAGTACGGCTTCTAAGTCTTTGGGCCAATACTTATACACAATGTCGCTGTAATAAGAATCCTCGATGACTTTAAGTGTCACCAACACCATATCTTCTGGTGTTCTATCGGCTTTTCTGTAACCGGCATTCCAGACAGCATCAGTGATATCAGATGGATCACCCCAGACCGAAGCCACTATTTGTGTGATGTGAAATAAATTATTTGTCATATCTCCTCTTTATTATTTATCATCAATTTTCTTTGCTGAAAAAGATACTTCTGCATGTACTTCGAATATTCCGAAAAATGCATCATCAACCCAAATGTGGAATTCTTTCGGCCAATTTTCACTATCTTGAAGATGGAAATAATCTTCTGCACACTCTTCGGCTAAAAAATTCAAATTGAAAGAAGAAGGTATTTCAAATTCAAAACGCTCTCCTGTGTCAATACAAACTGTATATTCAATTCTTTTCACTTCTCTTACATTAAAGATATAGAATTCATTATGTCCACACTTTGGACATGTACTAATTTTCGCATATGAGCACTCAGGGTCTTTTATGTAAATACGCTCACGGTCATAATGAATATGTTTACATTTACGCTTTGCGCATTCGTATTTATCGTTTTTCATCATTCACCTTCTTTAAAGTTAAATAATCGTTCATTGTTGCTCTATTAATATTGTTTTTGAATATACTCATTCAGCCACAACATTAACTCATTTCTTGATGAAGTTTTAATAGAGTTAATTACAATATAGAATCTTGAAAACTCACCCCGAAAATTACAGTCATCATCTACCCAAACGTCAACCGAACCATTACTTCCTGCGCTAACAGCATAACCATATTTATCAAGTATATTGGTTCCGTCATCTATATCATCAAAATAATGAGTATCGAAATCAAAGTGAATAGGTTCAATACATCCAGCTTTCAGTATTTCTATCATTATTATTTACTCCAATATAATTGCTGCAATGTGACTAAGATAGCGGCGCCAACTTTCGAATAACTTCATTTATTTATCTCCGCTGTTAAGCCATTCATCACCGAAATTATCAGTTACCCAGCAATCATTTATTTCCAACTGAATCTCTTTTATAGAGCTATCAATCATCATTGCTACATCTCGCACGTCTGACTCTTGTTTATCTATGAATCCTGACAAATAAGCTGCAATTAATCTATCACGAGCATATTTAATACCCTCAATGCGAGATTTGAGTGCTATTGATTTAATTTGCGCAATTACTTGTCCTGGTGAACCTGTGTCATCTTCTTCTCTAATTCCTACCGCATCAGCTATTGAAGCTAATCCGCAACAAGAATCAATAAACATTTCTTCATATCTGTCACGTTCTTTACGAAGAAATTTCAACTTATCAGCAATATCATTTAGAATTAAATAATCGTCACAGCTTGCTACTCTTGATAATTCGTGACATGCGGATATTAAAGACTCTGTATTTTTAGTCATGATAGTTACCTTTAATTTCAGATAATATTAAACATTTAATGAATGCAACTCTGATTACTACTAATATATTCATTGTCCATGCAAGATAATAATTTACTTCTCAATTGAGCAATAGTTTTTCTTTCCTCATTTGTAATATCTTGACTTACATCTGTAGAATATTCGACATAATGTTTATTTAACTCTTTATTATACGAGATAATAATTTCTAATCGTGCAGCCATAAATCACCTCTTTCATTGTAACGCTTTATTCAAAAATTCAATGTAACTAAAGAAAGAAATAATACCACCAGCGAATCCAAAACCAACAATTACAGACATGGTAAATATTAAAAAACAATAGGTGAGGAAATTCTTCATTACTATCTCTCACAGTGATGCGGTAGCCGGGCTTTTCTTGCACAACGTTTGGCATCAATAGTGCAACGTTCTCTCTCTTTATCAGTCAGTGCACGATCAATAGCCTCGCTATAAACTTCACTCGCCCTCCTAAACATCCCACATTCTTCAAGCTCCTTAGCTTTCTGTATTAACTGCTGAGTATTTTTTATACTGACGCTATCATTTTCTTTATCAATGTGAGTCTTTATCGCACCCGCCAGCCGCTTCGTTTCTCCATCTTCTTTGCGACGTCGCTTGTTATCTGCCTGCCATTGTTGATGACGCTCATGTAACGAATGACGCTTTGAGTTCAATTCAGAGCGATATTCAGCCCATTTACGATTACTTGAATGTTTTGCATGTTCAGAGACTTTTTTCCAAAAAATAGCCGCTGTCTCATATTTTTCTTCACGCTCACTTTGAATAGCTCTTTGTGAGAAATTAAAATAAGTGATATCCATTGCTAAACCTCTACTTACTGGAATATGTATTCTGGTGAAAATCCACTGTGATTAGCTCTTTCTGCAATTAACTTAATAAGTGCACTCATGAAGTCATCACCTTCCCTTGTTAACTTCCAATGTTTTGACAGATAATCGGTATAGCTATTTAAAATATAGTTATCGGCTCTCTCTCGTTTATATTCGTCATAAACAGGTGCTTCGAAAAATACATGCAGGGCTTTCTTTAATATCTCTTCCGACAATTCAATAGTACACATAGAGTTATCGTGAAGATTAACAGCAATACAATAACTACCTGTCTTTTTCATCATTGCATCGAGTTTTGCTGCTATTAAACGGTTTCTGTATCGCTCAATTAATGTTTGATTACTCATAAATACAATCCTGATTTCAGGCTGAGATAATCCTCAGCCATTGAGCTGTAATAAAATCTAATCAGTTACTGAGTTAATCAGAGTTTATACTTAAAACTCACCCTTGTTTATTTTAATTAGCGCCTCCACATGCTGTTTAGCTGCTTCTTCCGTTAAATGAATACATCTGTTATTAAGATATAAAACATCAATATTATCTCCGAACCAAATGAGCGGACCGCATTCATCATATGACATTGAGTCAATTATAGAATAATATTTATCTCCGTTATTTAACTCATAATCAACAGGCTTCGGAAAACTCACTTTGCCGACAGTGATTTCAGTCTTTCGCCGATATTCGCGGCATAAACCCCATTTCGGAGTATAATTCAATTCTTTCCACTCACAAATATAATCACCGTCTTTGTCTCTATATTCCCACATTTTCCACGGCTCATCAGTTTTCAACGCATCTTGTGCATATTGCAACATTAATTCAGCGTGCACGTGTTTTTTATTTTCTGACATTTTTTAATCCTCGATTTTGGGTATGCCAATCATTTTGTTTAAATCTTCAACTTTTACTGATAATGAAGTGTTTATACTTCTAATATCCTCAGAGGGAATTAAATCTTTCGCTTCCGGCCAGACTTCAATAAGTCGCTTTGTTGTAGTAACTGAATTTAAAATAGCGTAAACGTTATTTTTTATTTCATCTTTCTTATTGTTTAGCTCATTTGATTTTTTTTCTATCTCCGTAAAACGAATAGAGAGTTCATGGTCCGCTGGAAAACGACAATGATTTTGCGTGGGCGTTATTAACTTAATGTCTTTTCCTAGGTCATCTTTGCCGTAATATAATTGTCCCGGCTGGAGTCCACCAAAGGCGGTATATATGCCATCCGCAAGTACATTATAAATATGAATATGTCTGTCAATATTAACTTGTAACTCCTTAATATCTTCAAGTGCTTTATCGTATACGCGATTATAATGCTTGGCTTTTTCTTCCCCTCCCAACGCGGCAACTCGGACGTCTTTTGCGAGTTGGTCCTTTTCTCGCCCCAATTGGGCGTAGCATTCAGATATTCCAGCAGATGATAACGCGTTATTAACTATTTCTTTCTTTAAATCTCTTGTTAATTTCTTCGACATAATTTAATCCTCTATTTAATTCCCTGTCGGAAGTTATGGTAATAATTCTAATCTTTCTAATATTTCCCTGACTACATTATCAATATCAACTTGCTTAGTTTTATTGAATACGGCATCACGAAGCCGTACTACATGTTTGTAAATATCGTCATTAAATGAAAACCAAGGACCAATCGATATCTCACCAAAATCCTCTTGCCAGCGTATTTTAATGCCCAATTTTTCTGTTTCGTTATCCTCAACTTTCTCGACTAAAATTTTTCTGCCGTGGGATTCAAACTGCTTAAACCATATTTCCATATTCATACCCTCATGTAATTATTTAAAAATTAATTTTGACTTTTCACTCTTAACTAAATAAAGAAGATAATGTTATATTAAGTGCGTTTCACCTCTACGACATCAGCATCAACTGTTTCAGTAATAGTTTTGCTATCTGGCATACAAACCCGGCGCATTCCCCTAGCAGCTTTTTCAGCTCCTTGATATGTTTTGTATTTGTTGCGAAAAGTTTCTGTTGTTATCCGCCCTGTGTGATAGTTTTTAGTTGTTACAATTATCTTAAACATGGTTAATTCTCTATTGCTTCCCAGTGTGGAGAAGTAATTACATACAAGCATCTGGTAATTCTTTTTTTAAGAATTTAATCATTTCTTTCAGTTGTTTCTCTGACAATATAGTGGACGGTATTTCCTCTTTTATTGCTCGCGGTAAATAAATATTTCCTTTCCACGTCAAATTATTTTGATTATTGAACATTACAAACATCGATTCACCTGAAACTTCACCATCTTCTATTTGGCTGAACCAAACTACATCCACTCCATCAATGTTGATCATTTCGATGTCGATGTTGCGGCGGTTTGCGAAATTGATAGTTGATTTGCTGATGTTCATAATTAGATGCTCGCTGTAGTTAACTGTCCCATCCATATGATGGAATATTCTGACAGCATTTCAGTTAATGCATCTTTGGCTTTCTGATAACTTTCAGCTACACACTTAACTTTGACAATGAGTTGTTCAGTGCCTGCGTGTTTTGTGACTGCAAAAATGAAAGTCTTTGTGGTACTATTTGTATTGAACATAGTAATTGCACCTCAATTATTGTTGTTCAGGCTCTGGTGGTGACGCCAATCAAACACCAGAGCCATTTTAAATCCCGCTTATAGTTTGATACTTGCCATTGCTCCCTGCCCTTTTTTATTGAGTTTCACCTTTTACCTCATAATCGGTTTGAAGTTATTATTGATAATTTTTTAGTTGTGTAGCCTTATCGCTATCAGTCCTTTATTTTAATAAAATGAGTTTATAGAATAGCGTCTTCAATTTTGCTTATATGTCGATCGTTATCAAGAGTCATTAGAACCGAATTCAGTTCAGTTATCTTTTCCAAAATCACCATATCTACAAGTGAACGCTTGCCAGGTTCTTGTTGTTGAACAGAAAACTCTTGTAGCAACTCCAATGTGCCTGCGATTGTACGGGCTTTTTCCAAGTGAGAATCAGTCATTTTTTTACATCCTCATATAGTGTCACCAGTTCTAATAACACTATTGATCAAGTTTACTTGAATTTCAAGTGCAAAAATCAATTATTTTTTAAATTTTTGCACTTTAATTCATAACTGATTGTTTTATATATTATTAATATTTTTTTTAACTTTATTTAATTCATTCTCTAGTGCTTTGGCATGTTTTGAAAGTAACTCCTCAGCAAATTCAATAATTTTTGCTTTTTCTTTATCAGGAAGCAGATCAAGTATTTTAAGTATCCTGTAGCTGCTACAGCTACCTATAGTATAAGTAGTGGCTTGATTATCAGCAGAATCTTCTCCATCGAGAAGCCAAGAAACACTGCATTGAAGAACCTGCGCTATTTTTTGGAGATTTTCACTGCTTGGGCTTGCTTTGTTTTTTTCCCACAGCGACACGGCAGCCATTGATACACCTATCTTTTCAGCTACCTGAACTTGGGTTAACTCAAGCCCCCTGCGGAGCGAGTATATTCTTTCTCCAATTGTCATTACTTTATCGATTGATTGCATATAGACCCCTAGCAGTACTTAATTTTATCAATTATACTTGAATTTAATTTAAAGTTTATTAAACTAAATTTTAATTTAGTTGGTAAGGCAAATCAATGTTGAAATCAAGTGTAATTTCATATTTCGGTTCTAAGAGAAAAGTGGCTAACGCTATGTTGATCAGTGATCAGGCTGTTGGGCAGTGGAAAGAAATCATCCCAGAAAGAGCTGCACTTAAGCTTGAGAAACTGACGAACGGAAAACTTGAATATAACGAGAAGTTGTATCGTAACAGTGTCAATCATGTCCTCTGAACGGGCAAAGGTATCAATGCCTTCGTATTTTTATCCGTCCGATGGTGACTGGATACAGGAGATATTGCTGAGGCTTGATCCGGCTACTCGCGGGAAAATCGCAGTCAAATATGCTGAGGTTTATCAAGCGGCGTGGGATGAAGAACAAATTTCGTATCGTAAAGACAATGCCGCCCGGCGCCATGCAAACATCAGGCTACGCGAATTTGTGACGAAGTATGCCAGAGCGAGCTTGGGTTATACAGACAAGCCTCAGTTAGTGAATGAGAAGAAAGTTTGAAAAGTTATTTGGATGTTTGGACGTCTGAATGTTTTGGGGAAGAGGGGAAAACTTTCTAGGGGGGTAAGGGGGGTGATCTTTGAAAGGGGTGTTAGGGAAGGCACAGCCAAGGAAAACAACTCCGATCTTATAGAAGATCACTATAGGGGGATAAAGCCGAAATACGTCTGGACGGCTAAATGGCTAAATTGATATCCGTCAGGGCTGTGTTCCTGGCAAAGTGGAATAACAGAGGACAATACGATGGAAACCAGTGAGAAACTTATTTTGGAATTAGAGCGGCTTCTTTGTTCTGGGCTGACCCGATGGGAATACGATTTTATCAACGGACTCAGCCGCTATTTTCGGTGTGGAAAATACTTAACAGGCAGACAGAAGAATATCGCTCGCGAACTGATAAAAAAATATTCAGAAGGGAGCAAGAAACCGAACAGCGATACTTTAGCGAGCGCGTCTGATTCGGTTCTTGCAACAGGCACCTCTCAGAATTCAGTACCCACAGGCGATTATGTCACTGAATCCGCCTTAAGGGAACAGGGAGGCAAAGCATGCTGACGATAACCCCAAACACAACTCAGAGCCGGGCATTGGCTATGTTGCGCCAGAACTGGAAACAGCACAGTACATTCATGGTATATGCGCCCACAGGAAGTGGTAAAACCGGCTTATCGGCATTCATTACAGCCGGTTTCGTCTCTCGCGGTATGCGGGTGATGTTTGTCGCGCCTTACTTAACTCTGGTGCGTCAGACTGCTACCCGATTCATTCAGTACGGACTGCCGGAGGAAGAAATTGGCTACGTGTGGCGGGATTACCAGCCCCATGATCCGAACCGGCTAATTCAGATTGCATCGGCTGACACGCTTATTCGTCGTGACATGCCAGACAACATCGACTTGTTGATCATTGACGAGGCCCATTTGCGCCGTAAAAAACTGCTTGAAGTGATTCAATATCTTGCAGAGAACACAAGAGTAAAGGTTGTCGGTCTGTCAGGAACGCCATTTTCCCCCTTTCTGGGAAGCTACTACCAGCAGCTTTTAAAACCCACCACGATGAAGGAGCTTATCGCTAAAGGCGAACTCAGTTCCTATGAATTTTATGCTCCCACCAGGCCGGACCTGAAAGGCGTAAAAGTAACTTCCAATAATGACTTTGGGCAGGATTACAAAGAGGACCAGCTGGCCGAAATTATGGGTGATTCAACGCTGGTGGGCGATATCGTCAGGAACTGGCTGGTGAACGGTAACGATGAGCCAACGATCTGCTTTTGCGTCAACGTGGCCCATGCCAACTTTATCACGGTCGAATTTAATAAAGCGGGGGTCAATGCCGAGGTAATCATTGCTGAAACGCCCCCGGAAGAGAGGCAGATCATCATCCATCGGTTTGAACAGGGCGCAACAAAGATCCTGGTAAGTGTCGGTACGTTAATAGCGGGATTTGATAGTGACGTCCGGTGCATCATTTATGCCCGCCCGACTAAATCAGAGATCAGATGGGTTCAGTGTCTTGGGCGCGGATTGCGAACCGCTCAGGGTAAAAAAACCTGCATGATCTTTGATCACAGTGGTTCAGTTCATCGCCTCGGTTATCCCGATGATATCGAATATGACGAATTACCGTCCAAAAATGACGGCATGAAAGAGGCTTCTCGCAGTATCGACAGCGACAAAGTTGAAAAGCTGCCGAAGGAGTGCCCCAGTTGTCACTTTATGAAGCCGGCAGGCGTCTACGTTTGTCCGAAATGCGGGTTTAAGCCCTTAAGCGGTGAAGATGTGGAAGTGGATCGCTCGCGTGGACTGAAAAAGCTCAGCGGCAAGGATCGCGTCTATAGCAAGGCAGAGCGTCAAAGCTGGTGGTCACAAATCAAGTATTACCAGCGCCAGCGAGCTAATCAGGGGAAACCCATTAGTGATGGCTGGTGTGCGCATACCTTTAGAAGCAAATTCAGTGAGTACCCGAACGGCTTACACGACCACCCGGTAGAAATCACCCCGGAAGTGAACAATTTCATCAAATGGAGATTGATTGCTCACGCGAAGAGTCAGGAGAAAAAACAACTCAGTTTAGCCACGCAGGGAGGTAGCTTATGAAAACAACGGATGCCGTTATCGGAAAATGGTCGATAGTTTTTGAGCATTACGGTTTACCCCCCATCACAGGGAAAAAGCACTACAAAGGCAAATGTCCGATATGTGGACGGAAAGGCAGGTATCGCTGTGATGATCAAGGCGGACGGGGAACCTTTATTTGTAGCTGTGGTAATTCGGGTGATGGCTGGACGCTGCTCCGGTTGACTCAGAAGAAAGACTTTAAAACTCAGGCAAAAGAAGTGGATGAAATTATTGGCAATACGTATGCCTATCAGCCCGAAAGCGCTCAAGACTCCATCAATAAAGATGACCGGTCATTATTTCGTGACAGGGTGATTAGGAAGTATGCCACTCTGGTGAATTTGCGCGGAACGTCAGCCGAAAGTTATTTACGCAACCGGGGGATTAACTGTTTACCCGCGGAACAAATCCGGTATTGCCCTCATCAGCCTGTGGGAATGAAAGCTTTTCAGGCTATATATTCTCTGGCGACGGATGATAAAGGTGCGCTTTGTTACCTGCACAGGACGCTATTAGAGGGTGATAAAAAAGCCAATATGGATATCGCCAAAAAGACGTATTCCCTACAGTCTGATGATTATTTAAAGCACACAGGATCTGTTGCCATCCGCATGTTTCCCGTTTCATCAACGTTGGGGATCACAGAAGGCATAGAAACCGCTCTCTCATGTAAACAGATATACGGTTGCAACACCTGGCCGACTATGAATGCGGGATTTATGGGGAAATTCCGGGTACCGAAAGGGGTTAAACATTTAATTATTTTCGCTGATATGGACTTGCATTCCGCTACAGGGCACGCGGCAGCGTTTGAGTGTGCCAGGGGCAATCTCGTTGCCAAAAACGATGTAGAAACGGTCAGTATTCGCTGGCCTGATCACGGTGATTTCAATGACGTACTTGTTAACGGTGATGAAGTGCGTGAACTGTCTTTTAAGAAATGGGTGGACTAATGAAGATGACTGATAACTTAAAACATAAGGCGCTATTTGCCATTCCTGAACCAAGCTACGGCACGGCACTGGCAACGGTGAAACCGTTACCGGTTCAGCGCAAGATTACCGGAAACAAACAGGTGGATGCTTATCTGTGGGTATTGGCAGTCATTAAAACCAACGAGCCCGCACATCTTGACGCCGCCGAGGAAGCGTTGAAGAAACTGAAAATCACCCCTAAAGAGGCGCAGAAAAAATATTCCGATTACCTGATGAGGTCGGGTGCACATGTCTTCCAGATTGCGCTTGGCACGATAAGTATGGATAACCCGCAAGGCTATATCGACCGGGCGAAAGAACAGATCAAGGAGGCGGCCAAGGTCAGGGCTTCTTTTGCAAGTTATGAGGCTGCGCTGGAACTGACCGAACCAGAAAAATTAATGCTGGTGGGGGAGCTGGCAGAAATTTATGAACCTTTCTACTACTGGAACGAGAAAGAGCAAGCAGAAGGGTGTATGCATGGTGATCGTATTAATGAAACGGATAAATTACGCCAGGCGACGGCCAAGGGTTTCACTGAACAACTCCCAGAGCCGCACACCTTGTCTGATGTTATTCGTGAGTTCCTTTATTGGGATTGGTTGTATCAGATGCGCAATGTGGCTGCTAAAGAACTTGATCCCGGTGGATACGGCATTGATGAGAGAAATTATATCTATGACCGGGAAGATTATCTTGAGGGGCGTTTGGCAATCACCCCGGCTATGAACCGTCAGGAAGCGATAGAGGTTTGTAAGTGGGTACTGTCCGAAGAGCGATTTCATGACCGCTCAGAACTGACCGACAAGATTATCCTGAATCTGGTGGGGGAGTGTGCCGCATGAAATTAGAATCAGCACTAAAACATTTCAGTCCAAAAGGACTGGCAATCAATCATTCGTCTAAATGCACATCAACAGACCGGATCACGGGTACGGATATTATGGCGGCCTTGGGTATGGCCGAATCTAAGGCTGAATTTGGAATGGCGGCGTTCTTCGGCAAACACGGCGTCAGTAATGAAGATACCGTTAGAACGGTTGAGCAGCTGACTTTGTATGCCAAACGCCAGGTACCCAAACTCATCATCAAAGCGAGTGGGCGCCAGTTAGGAAAATGCCTGGTGATATTGGCAAAAATGGCTTTTGAAGAATATTCCCGATCAGCCGCCACAACCAGCACATGCTCACATTGCAATGGGCGCGGGTTAATATCCGTTCGGCGTGATGTGATTAAATATGCCGGATATAAGAATGTGATAGAGCAACGGATAGAAACGGAGCGTGTAGATGAACTTTGCTCTCCTTGCGGTGGTAAAGGGGTTATATCCAGCCGTTGCCGTTGTAATGGGACCGGGAAAGTCGTTGATCGTGAAGCAACGAAAGCTACGGGTGCACCGGTGATCAAAATCTGTGAGCGTTGTACGGGGCGCGGTTATAGCCGGGTGCCATCCTCAGTAGCATATACGGCAATCAAGGCTCTTTTGCCAGAGTTAACCCAATCAAGCTGGTCACGTAACTGGAAGCCATTCTATGAAAAGCTGGTGGCGAAATGCGACATTGAGGAAAGCAGAGCAGCATCTGAATTTAGCAAAGTAGCGCAATAAAAAAGAGAGGGCTTGCGTTTTGCATAAACTTGGCGTAATCTCTCTAAATAGTGGGGAATTGTAGCTATGCTCACTAAAGAATATTCAGACCCGCCTAAGTGCGGGTTTTTCTGTTTTTAAGGCTTGCCATGCTTTATTGCCTGTCAATCGAGAGAGATAAAAGTGAATATTCATGAAATAAAGCGCAGGTTTGAGCTATTTATGGATAAATATTACAGTGATGTATCTTTATCTTGTAAAACAAAGCATGGGATGTATTTTTCTTACTCTGACAACGAAACTGATATCAAATATGAGAACCCTGGCGCTCAATTAATGTGGAAACTGTTTTTATCGGGTGCGCAATCAGAGAGGAAAAATATTGCCATATCTTTACCTATCTGCAAATCTCCGCCCGATGGTTTTTATGATGCGGGCTATAACGAAGGTATTCAGGACTGTAAAAAAGCTCTCTTAGCTTCTGGAATAAAAATACGGAATTAAATTATTTTAATAAATATTATTTTCTTATATAGCATTAGTGTAAGAGTAATAACCCTGTCACACAGCTTATTGAATTAATAATCCTCGTACTCACGGGGTTTTTTTATGTCTGCAATTCCCAAGCCCCGCTCTCGCGAGGCTTTTTGCATTTTACAAAAGGGTTAACTGAGTGAGCGCTGCTTAAAAGCTTCATAACCACATTTAGCACACTGGTACACATCCCTTTGAACGCCTAAATCTCCGAACGTAGGATCGAGCTCCGTCCTGTCAAGCTCGTAGCTCATTTCACTGCATTTGGGGCATTTATCTCCCGATGATGAGTTAATTTTCGATTCGAGTTCGGCTACTCGTTTCTTTAAATCATCAACATCTGATGGGATGGTTTGTAGGCGTTTCCAGAGCGGGATCTTTTCCAACAATGTATTAAGTTCTGAGAGTATTCCCATGAATGACCTCATTAATAAAACAATATCAATAGAAACAGGCATTACGCTGTGTAAGCCATCAATTTATAGCCTAGATATCATAGCTGAAAGATCAGGGGTTAAGAAATTACAGCTATCACATATGGGCAACGAGATTGTTTCTTTCGATTTATCAACTGAAAACTGTAAAGGGTTAATAGACCTGCTTTCACAGTGAATTTTTCTCACTCCCGTACTCGCGGGGACTTAATCCCCAACGGGGGTGGATATGAAACTCATGGACAAGCAACCTGACATCTGGATGCAGCTATGGTTATGGCTGCTATCAGTCAAAGAGCAAGGTATCGGTGCGGCCTTAGCCGGTTTAATGGCTTATCTCAGGGGTAGATATAACGGGGGTAAGTTCTGGAAGACAATTATTGACGCAATGATGTGCGCATTAATTGCGTGGTTCATTCGTGACTTACTCGTCTTTTTAAATCTGAGCACGGACCTGGCTTACATCGGCAGCGTCATTATTGGTTATCTGGGAACAGACTTTTTCGGCCAATGGATGCGCGGGACCTTGAATCGTAAAGCAGGAATAAAAGAATGAGCAGAGGTATTCGAAATAATAACCCCGGCAATATTCGTTGGGGTGATGACTGGCAAGGATTGGTCCCTCAATCACACCGTACTGACAAATCTTTCTGTCAGTTTGTCAGCCCTGAGTATGGTATTCGGGCAATAGTGAAGGTTATCAGAAATTATAACAGGAAGTACGGTATTAATACTGTCAGCGGCATTATTTCACGCTGGGCTCCCTCTAATGAAAATAATACTGATGCTTATATTAACCGGGTATGTAAAGACATGGGAACGACTGGCGCTCAGGTTGTTGATGTATTTAATCAGATATTCATGACAAAGCTCATCAAAGCCATTATTACCGTAGAAAATGGCAGTCAGCCCTATAACGATGAGGTCATTGATAAAGCCTTTTCACTTTTGTAGCTGTTCAGCTCTCCAATTCCTGTTCAGCTCTCCAATTCTAGGAATTTCCCATGCATAAAGAAAAATGCAATTCGGCAGGAATGCTTGTGCGCATAGTCTATGGCTCTGTTTGTTCGGGTATAGAAGCTGCAAGCGTGGCGTGGGAGCAGATAGGAATGTCTCCAGCTTGGTTCAGTGAAATCGAAAAATTCCCCAGCGCGGTACTGCAATATCACTGGCCTTATGTCCGAAATCTGGGGGATATGACGAGGATTGCCGGGATGGTTGCAGCAAATCAAGTCTATGCCCCCGATATTTTGGTCGGCGGAACACCTTGCCAGGCATTCAGTATTGCAGGTCTGCGCAATGGGTTGGGCGATGAACGGGGACAATTAACATTATCATTCGTGGAGTTGGCAAATGTCATTGATTCAGTCAGAACAGCAAACAACGAACAACGATCAATTATCGTATGGGAAAATGTCCCCGGAGTTCTATCCAGTAAAGATAATGCCTTTGGTTGCTTCCTTGCTCACCTTGCAGGAGAAAGTGAAGAACTTAAGCCGTCAAGGAAAAGATGGACGAACGCTGGTTATGTGTCTGGACCACAAAGAAATGTCGCGTGGCGAGTGCTGGACGCTCAATATTTCGGAGTGGCCCAACGACGCCGTCGCGTGTTTGTTGTCGCAAGTGCTCGTGACGACTTCGATCCCGCGAAAGTACTTTTTGAGCCAGAGAGCATGTGCAGGAATCCTCCGCCGGGCAGAACGGCGGGGAAAGAAACCGCCGGCTGCACTGGAACAGGCGCTGTTATTGGCAGCCACTGGGACAGAGTCGCAAATCCACACCCAACCTTGAGCCAAAGTCATAATGTTGGCGGTATCGGTATGAGCAATCAGGAGATATTTTCCCAGCGGGGCAGTGGATTGGTCTCAACCTACCGGTTGCTCTCATTTGGTGAGTACCGAACGGATGATATTTCATCAACACTGCGCTCAAGAGATGATAGAAGCACTACTGATCTAATAGCAACACAGGGTGTCGTGCGCCGTTTAATGCCAGTCGAGTGTGAGCGGTTGCAGGGTTTTCCCGATAATCACACACAAATTCCGTGGAATGGCAAGGCTTCGGCTGATTGTCCCGACGGCCACCGTTACCGGGCAATCGGAAATTCAATTGCTGTGCCGGTCATGGCATGGATTGGAGAGAGGATATTACGAGAGGTCGCATGAAGTTTAACTCACACGGTTATACCTTCGTTGTACTGGCGCTTGCCTCGCTTCTGGCTTATCACTATTACGGTAAGTATACCAAACAGCTTGATACGACAGTTAAGCTACAGAGTGAGCTGCTGGAGCAGCAGAATGAAATCGTTAATCAGCAGGAGCGGATAAGGCTCCTGTCTGAGTTGGATAATCAGCATACAAAGGAACTTGCTCATGCCAAATCTGAAATTGATGTTCTTCGCAATGATGTTGCCGCTGGTCATCGTCGGTTGCGCATCGCGGCCACCTGTAATCAAGGCGAAGCCAGCTCCTCCGGCAGCGTGGGCCATGCAGCCACCCCACGACTTAACCCAGCAGTTGAACAAGATTATTTCGATCTGCGAAGAATGATTGTTGAGAACGAGCAGCAAACGAAATACTTGCAGGACTACATCAAAACTCAGTGTCAATAGATGAAGAGTAACTAATTCAGAGCATTCTACTGCAAGAATACTTGATAGTAGTTATTTACTTATGTCAGTTCAGTGGGCGCCCACCGACTTTTTAGCAGGAAACTCTGAATCTAACTATTTCCAATTCGGAAACAATTCGGCGCCGGTTATCGCAGTCTGTTTGTATTAACTATGACATAGCACCCTTCTATCGAGTGTACAGCAGAGTCAAAAATAACCAATACCCCTGAAAGTGGCATATGTTGGCAACATCAGCCATAGGTAGGCGAAGCGATGTGACAGCCGGAGAGACGGCTCATATTAATCACAGACTGGAGAAACTTATGAATCAAAAACCTTATATCAATACAGGAAACCTGTCAGAGGATGAAGTCGCTGCATGGTTAAGCGGGTTAGCGAAAGGTCGAGGTCATATTGACTTCCTGTGGGGGTATAAACTGGAAGAGAAGGTACTCTCTGCCATTAATAACGCACAGGAAGCACTTGCCATCATTGAGACTAAATTATCTGCCCTGCAATCCGATGAATTTCATCAATCGGAAACTCTGACCAATGATATTCAGGTAGATATCGATGCGCTGAAGCCACTTGCCGCCACGCTAAACGGTTTTGTGTCTGCCATACCCGAATATCTTGATCAAGTGAGGAGATTATCTCAGCAGCGACGCCAGAAAATGCACACTGATGAATCTGGTCATGAAAGAGAATAACGATGTGTTTCAGTTCATATTTCTCTGCCTCAATGGGAGAGATGTTAAAGAGCTTATTCATTGTGGAAACTATAGAGAATATTGCAGGGGAGGCTCTATCTCTATTTGCTTTTAATGAAGGTGTGATATGAGTGTAAATTTAATGGATATAAATAGGTGATGACATGCCAGCAAGAATACCCCGCGCATGTCGTAAACGGGGATGTGCGCATACAACAACGGACAGGAGCGGCTATTGTACTGCTCATCAGAATACAGGGTGGGAGAACCACCAACGCGGTAAGAGTAGGCACGAACGCGGCTATGGTAATAAGTGGGATGTCATACGCACGCGGATACTGAAGCGTGATAACTACTTGTGCCAAGATTGTTTACGTAAAGATTGTTTACGTAATGGCAGAGCTGTTACTGCGACTACAGTTGACCACATCATTCCCAAAGCCCGCGGCGGCACTGATGATGACAGTAATCTGCAATCACTATGCTGGCCTTGCCATAGACGCAAGACAGCAACGGAGAGAATGAGATGACAGAGAAACAAGTGAAGCTATCACGGCTATTCAAAGATGGCATCTTTAAAGGTTATACCTTGAGTGTCGAAGGGGTGTTGTTATCAAATCAAAGAGAGGCGGTGATTACCACTAACGCTAGGCACATTCATCCTGAATTGGAGATCAAACTCCTCATCACTAATGAGATGACCGATGATGCACCTGATATCTATATTTAATTTCAAAAAGAAACCAGCATAAATGGAACTATTCGCAGGGGTAGGGGCGGGTCAAATCCCTACCCCTCTCGCTTTATGGGACCGCCGCCTCAGTCGAATTTTTATGCCCGCGAAAAATGAAATTTAATCCGGGAGATAAATAAGCCAATTTAAGCGTTAATTTTCCTCTGCATTTTCAGTTTTTATTTCATTTTTGGAGATTTTTATATATGGCAGGAACGGCTGGCCGATCCGGACGTCGGGCTAAGCCTACTGCACGTAAGGAATTGGCTGGCAATCCCGGTAAACGCGCTCTGAATAAAGATGAACCGGTTTTTACTCCGCTAAAAGGGGTCTTGCCGCCCGATTGGTTTCAAGAGAGCGAATTAAATCTGGCGATCATTATGTGGGAGATCACGGTTAAAGAATTATGCGGGCAGGGCATTATTTGCCTGACGGATTTAGCCGTGCTTGAACGCTGGTGTGTGGCTTATGAGTTCTGGCGCCGGGCTGTTGTGAATATTGCCCGGCAGGGTAATACGGTAATGGGTGCGACAGGTGGCCCGATAAAAAACCCTGAGTTAACGGCCAAGAAAGAACAAGAATCAGAAATGAGTACTACCGGCTCCATGTTGGGTTTAGATCCCAGCAGTCGGCAGCGGTTAATTGGGTCCGCTGGTAAGGCTAAAGTTGAAAACCCATTTATTCGGATCATCACATCATGAGTCGTAAATCTTATCCTAATGTTAATGCAGCCAGTCAATATGCTCGTGATGTCGTTCGCGGAAAAGTTATAGCTTGTCAATATGTTATTGATGCCTGTCAGCGACACATTGATGATTTATCACAAGAGAAAAGTAAAAAGTTCAGGTACCGGTTTGACAAAGATCTGTCTGAAAAAGCGGCTCGATTTATTCAGCTTCTCCCTCACACAAAAGGCGAGTGGGCGTTTAAACGTATGCCGATCACCCTGGAACCGTGGCAGTTATTTATTGTATGTTCGGCGTTCGGATGGGTTCATAAAGGCACAAAGCTGCGTCGCTTTCGTGAGGTTTATACAGAAATTCCCCGTAAGAACGGAAAATCAGCGATTTCAGCCGGTGTCGCCTTATTTTGTTTTACTTGTGATGATGAATTTGGCGCGGAAGTGTATTCCGGTGCAACAACAGAAAAACAAGCCTGGGAAGTATTCAGGCCGGCTAGATTAATGTGTAAACGCACTCCTTTATTAACGGAAGCGTTCGGTATTGAAGTGAATGCCAAAAACATGAACCGCCCGGAAGACGGTGCCCGGTTTGAACCTCTGATTGGTAATCCTGGTGACGGAGCCAGTCCGCATTGCGCCATTGTTGACGAGTACCACGAGCATGATACTGATGCGCTTTATACAACGATGCTTACGGGGATGGGATCAAGGCGTCAGCCGCTAATGTGGGCAATCACAACGGCGGGTTACAACATAGAGGGACCGTGCTATGACAAGCGGCGTGAAGTGATTGAGATGCTTAACGGCACGGTACCTAATGATGAGCTATTTGGCATAATTTATACCGTTGATGAGGGGGATGATTGGACAGACCCAGACGTACTCAGAAAAGCCAACCCAAACATGGGGGTTTCTGTCTATGCTGATTTTCTCCTGAGTCAGCAAAACAGAGCAAAGAATAACGCACGTCTGGCTAACACCTTTAAAACTAAGCACTTGAACATTTGGGTATCCGCCAGAGCGGCTTACTTCAATTTAGTCAGTTGGCGAGAATGTGAAGATAAGACACTGACGTTAGAACAGTTCGAAGGGCAGCCTTGCATTCTCTCTTTTGACTTAGCGAGAAAGTTGGATATGAATTCAAATGTCAAACTTTTTTATCGTGAAATGGCGGGGAAAAGGCACTATTACTGTATTGCGCCCAAGTTTTATGTGCCGTATGACACGGTATATAGCACAGACACGGACCAGCAGCGCACGGCGGAACGTTATCAAAAGTGGGTGAATACCGGGCATCTTACTGTGACAGAAGGGGCTGAAATTGATTATCGGGTTATTCTTGAAGATGCTAAAGCCCACAACTTGGAAAATCCGGTAGAAGAATCCCCGATTGATCCTCATGGTGCGACGAATCTGTCGCATCAATTAGCTGATGAAGGGTTAAACCCCATCACGATCATTCAAAACTACACAAACATGTCAGATCCCATGAAAGAATTGGAGGCAGCTATTGAAGCTGGGCGCTTCCACCATGACGGGAATCCGATTATGACGTGGTGTGTGGGTAACGTGGTCGGGAAATATTTGCCGGGCAATGATGATGTGGTTCGCCCCATTAAAGAGCAATCAGAAAACAAAATCGACGGTGCAGTGGCCCTGATGATGGCAATTGGGCGGGCTATGTTAAATGAGCCTTCTGACTTCCTTTCCTCTCTCGATCCTGACGAAGAATTATTAATGCTATGAAACTACTGATTATAGACCTGTTGGGGCTAACCGGCTTTGGCTTACTCACATTTGGGCTTTACATGCAATACGGCACGGCTATTGCTTTACAAGCGGGCGGCGGTGGACTGTTGGCATTTGCCCTAATCGCAGCATGGAGGAATAAGCGTGTTACTTGATGCTATTTTTCGCAGCGAGCCACTGGAGAACCCAGCCAATCCTATCACAGGTGAAAATCTTGATGAGGGGTTTAGGTCCGGTGATGTTTACGTCAGTCCTGAAACGTCAATGAAGTTAGCTGCGGTGTATGCCTGTATCTATGTGTTGTCGTCTTCATTAGCTCAGATGCCATTGCATGTCATGCGCAAAACAACGGATAACAAAGTAGAGCAAGGTCGTGATCATCCAGTTTTTTACCTTGTGCACGATGAGCCTAATGTTTGGCAGACTAGTTACAAATGGCGCGAGCTAAAAGAGCGCCATATTTTAGGTTGGGGTAACGGTTATTCGTGGATTAAACGCAGTCGCCGGGGAGAAGTGATAGCAATAGATGCCTGTATGCCGTGGCAAACCACGCTTATCAATACCGGTGGTCGTTACACCTATGGAGTGTATAACGAAGAGGGCAGCTTTGCAGTCAGTCCCCACGACATGATCCATATCCGGGCACTCGGTAATAACCAAAAAATGGGCTTAAGTCCCATCCTTCAACATGCTGAAACTATCGGGATGGGGATGAGTGGACAACAGTATACTAGTAATTTCTTTGGCGGTAATGCGCGTCCGGCCGGGATTGTCTCAGTAAAAGGAGAGCTAAAAAAAGACTCTTGGGAACGGCTGAAAGATGTTTGGCGGAAAGCGGCGCAGGCTCTTCGAAATCAGGAAAATAAAACGTTGCTGCTCCCTGCCGATCTGGATTATCAGGCATTGACAGTTTCACCGGTTGACGCGCAACTGATTGACATGATGAAGCTGAACCGCTCTCAAATCGCCGGGATATTCAACGTTCCGGCACACATGATTAATGACCTGGAAAAAGCCACTTTTTCTAACATCAGCGAGCAAGCAATCCAGTTTGTTCGTCACACGGTCATGCCCTGGGTTGTGAACTGGGAGCAGGAGCTGAATCGCCGCCTGTTTACTCTCGTAGAGCGCAAAGCGGGGTATTACGTTCGCTTTAATCTTGCTGGCTTGCTCCGTGGAACCCCGCAGGAACGCGCCCAATTCTATCATCTCGCGATCACGGATGGTTGGATGAGTCGTAATGAGGCCCGCGCTTTTGAAGATATGAACCCTATCGATGGATTGGATGAGATGCTGGTCAGTGTCAATACGGCTAATCCTGTTAATACAGGCCAAAATAAAGAGGAAAAACCGAATGAGTGACAGAGAAACGCGCTGTTACAGCGGTGAGGTACGCGCCGAACAACACGAGAACCAGCCTATGCGGATAGTCGGTTATGGTTCGGTGTTTAATAGTCGTTCAGAACCGCTATGGGGATTCAGAGAAATTATTAAGCCTGGCGCTTTTGATGATGTGCTGAATGATGATGTTCGTGGTCTGTTTAATCACGATCCTAATTTTATTTTAGGCCGCTCGTCATCAAGAACGTTGTCACTATCTGTTGATGAGCGTGGGTTGCAATACAACATTGTAGCCCCGGACACCCAGACTATCCGCGATCTTGTCCTCACCCCGATGCTACGCGGCGATATTAACCAAAGTTCGTTTGCGTTCCGTGTCGCACGCGACGGTGAGGAATGGTACGAAGATGATGAGGGAATTATTATCAGAGAAATCAATAAGTTTTCGCGCTTGTTTGATGTTAGCCCAGTGACCTATCCGGCATATCAAGAAGCTGATTCGGGTGTCCGCTCCATGAAAGCATGGCAGGAAGCGCGTAATAGTGGTGCGCTACAGAAAGCCATTAATCAGAAAATGGCGCGTGAGCGCTTGCTGACTTTATTAAATATTTAGATTGAGAAAATACCATGATGAAATTACATGATTTAAAACAAAAGCGTAACACTATTGCGACTGATATGCGCACCCTGCATGACAAGATCGGTGATAACAACTGGACGGATGAGCAGCGTACAGAATGGAATAAAGCCAAAGAGGTGTTACAAAAACTGGATGATCAGATTTCACGCGAAGAAGAGCTTCGGGCTCTCGATCAGCAATTTGTTGAAGAGAGCCAGGAAGAACAACGTCAGCATTTGAACAATGATCCAGAAAAACAGCAGCAAGAAAAACGTTCCTCCGCTTTTGATAAGTTTCTTCGTCAGGGTTTTGGAGAACTGAACGCGGAAGAACGAGTTGCACTTCGTGAACTCCGTGCACAAGGTACATCTCCTGATGAAAAGGGCGGTTATACAGTACCCCCTCAGATGTTGAATAAAATCGTTGATGCGATGAAAGCTTATGGTGGTATTGCCAGCGTAGCTCAAATCATAAATTCCTCCAATGGACAAGATATCATTTGGTCAACATCTGACGGCACGGCGGAAGAAGGAGAGCTGCTGGGAGAAAATACTGCCACATCAGAGCAAGATGCTGAATTTGGCACTGCGATTCTGGGGGCAAAAAAACTCAGCTCTAAAATTATCCGCATTTCTAACGAACTGTTACAAGATAGTGGTGTTGATATTGAAGCTTATCTGGCTGGCCGTATTGCTCAACGTATCGGGCGTGGCGAGGCTAAATATTTAGTGAAAGGAACTGGCGCAGGATCACCGTTACAACCAAGAGGCTTAGAGGTCTCCGTAACTGATACCGTAGTAGCTAAGGCGGCCACACTTGACTGGACGGATATCAATGCGCTGAAACATAGCATTGATCCCGCTTACCGTAACGGACTTAAATTTCGCCTGGCCTTTAATGATTCAACTTTAAAGACCCTTTCAGAACTGGTGGACGGTAATAAACGTCCGCTGTGGTTGCCTGATATAGCCGGAGTTGCACCTGCTTCGGTCTTAGGCATGCAGTACGTTATCGATCAGGCGATTGATAGCATGGGAGCAGGCAAGAAATTTGTTTACTGTGGTGACTTTGATCGCTTCATTCTGCGCCGTATTACGTATATGACGCTGAAGCGATTGGTTGAGCGTTATGCAGAATTTGACCAAGTGGCATTCTTGGCTTTTCACCGTTTTGACTGTGTATTGGAAGATACTGCTGCTATCAAGGCGTTGATCGGTGCCGGTAAAAGTACAGCTTAAAAATTCCGCACCCTTTCTATAACAGCCGCTGATGCGGTTTTTTTGTGCCTGTAATCTGGCAACGGGTTACGGGCTCGGATGATTATGGTACAGACAATTAAAGAGCTCAGAGCTCAATGCCGTATCGATACGGATGAAGAAGATGACTTACTGATAACGTATGCAAAAGCAGCACGTCAACGCGCCGAGAACTTTATTAACCGGCCGCTTTTTGATGACCGGGTTCCTGATGATGTGAGTGAAGGGCTGGTCATCACTGATGATATCAAGTTAGCAATCATGCTCGCTGTAGGTCACTGGTATGAAAACCGGGAGGGAGTGGTGTTACCAGGTGGTTTTAAGATGTTACTTGAACCTTACAGGTATATTCCATTGTGATTGTAGAGGTATCAGTGAAAGCAGGTGAACTTAACAAGCGTATTAAGTTGTTTCGCACCGTTATTACACGTGATGAGCTTGGCGCTGAAATCGTCACATCTGAATATGTTGCAACAGTCTGGGCGAAAGCCGTCGCGATTTCAAACAGGAAGATACGCACAGCAGATCAACAACAAGTAATTGAAACTATGCAGTTTACTATCAGACCTAGATGTGATGTAGATTCTGATTGGTTGATTGAGTACCAGAGCAGAAAGTTTACTGTCCGTGCTGTTGACCGCAATCAATCCGTTCGCACAATGATCACTACTGAGGCGGATTTTCGTCATGATAGAGCCTGATATTAAAACGGATTTGGAGCGATTAACTGGGTTGCCCGCCTACCCGCTGATATTACCGTCTAATGTATTGGAGGGGGTGACATACCAACGTATCAGCGATCCCAAATTTAATACTGGTTTAGCATCGACTCGATTAGTAGAGGCGCGGTTTCAGGTAGCTTTTATTGTTCTGAATGATTACGCGAAAGCGTTAAAACTGGACGAAACCGTTAGATCGACGTGGGAATCCATTCGGCATGGCTATATTGGTCGCTATCCAGTACAGGCTATTTCACGCGGTACATTTCACCAATCCGCTGAAGAGCTGACAGAGAACCAGAAGCGTTATCGAGTTGTACGTGATTTCATCATCACTTATGCGGAGGACGCAGCATGATCAGAGTTGAAGTTAAGGGACTGGCAGAACTGGGGCGAAAACTCAATGAACTAGACACTGAACTACAGACCAAAATCCTACGTTCAGCGGGTAAGGGTGCAATGGAAGTCGTCAAAGAAGATATGCAACGACATGCCGGGTATGACAAAAACAGCCCCGGCCCACACATGCGGGATGATATTAAAATCCGCAGCAGTCGGGCTAAAAAATATCATGGGGTAATGATCACAGTTGGTCCAACAAAACAACACTACATGAAAGCATTAGCACAGGAAGTAGGAACCATTAAGCAGGTACCGAACCCGTTCATTCGACCCGCACTTGACTATAACAAGTCCGCAGTATTAAAAACGCTCACTGCGGAAATCCGCGACGCACTGTCCACTTATAGCAAATAAATTAATATCTTGGAGTAATTATTATGGCTGATAAATCTTCGCCAGAGTATGCAATGCTGCCCGCAGGCACAATCGTTAAATTCGGCAAGCCCGGTGAGACAGTTGATGTAATGAAACCACTCATAAACTGTAAAGCGCTTGGCGCAACAGGATTAACGGGCAGCTTCATTGATTGCACAACGCTCATTGATACCAACAAACAATTTATTTCAGACATGCCAGAAGGGCCTGAGAAAACACTGGGGTTTATTGATGATCCTGAAAATGTCGATTTCACCAACTTTCTGAATGCTGCCCAGAATCGTGAAACTGTGCAGTTCTATATTGCATTACCAAATAAACGGACGGCTACAATGATCTTAGCATTGTCTGGTTGGGAAATGAGCGAAATTACAGCCCCTGCCAGTGAAGTTATTCAAATAACCGTCAAAGGCAAACAGAATAATCTTGTCTGGGGTGTCGCTACCACCAAACCAACAACAATCACTGGAGGCAATAAATAATGAAAAGCTTAAAAGCTGCCCTGTTAACCCCTCGCCCACATATTAGAGCGGTGGAGCTGTTTGGTACCAAAGTCAATTTGCGTCGTATGACGGCATCAGAATTGATGGTATTGGAGGAGAAAGTAGAGAAACTCAGTGAAGCCGGTAATGGTCGTGAAGCCTCTTTGCTTAACGTCCAGATTGTGCTGGATTGTCTCGTTGATGATAAGGGGCAGATAATTAATCAGGCAGATTTACCCACTGCGTCAGAATTAATGGATGTCCATGACAACGCAACGATTATTGAAGCTATCAACATTGTGAAGCGCCACAGTATCGGTACCTTGGAAGATGCGGAAAAAAACTAACTAAATCGCCGCTGCTGCATTTTGCGTTTGCCCTTGCTGAGCAGCTCGGCGAGATAGATCCCTACAAAATCCTGTCCTTACCAGTCTCAACGCTTAATGAGTGGCAAGCGTATTATCGTCTCAAAAATCGACGTGATGAGAGGCATGATACATACCATCCTGCTACTTCCACGCCGATATCATGCGGTACCATTCAAGAGCAGTGTGATGCTGTCGTTAAATTATTGAGTTAATTTATGTCAAATTTAGCAACATTATCTGTTGGGCTGCTCGTGAATGCAGTCTCTTTTAAGTCTGCCATCTCCGATGCGTATCGTTATGCCGGGCAAGAGTCCGATCGTTTTTCGCGGCGGGCAAGCGACGGAGCGAAAAAGACGGAGCAATCTTATCATTCCCTCGGTTCGGCGATTAAGTCGGTTTCGGGCCAACTGGCACTGTTGGCAGGAACAGGCTTTTCTCTGGGCGCTATTATTAGCACTACCCGTCAATACAGCCAAGCTCTGTCTGATCTGTCCGCTATCACTGGTGCAACAGGGGAACAGTTAAAAGCATTTGACAAAGCGGCGCAAGAGATGGGCCGTACAACAGAATATACCGCCAGCCAAGCGGCAACAGCGCTGAAATTGATGGCCTCCGCAAAACCCGAACTGATGAAAACCAGTGACGGGTTGATTAAGACAACAAATTCTGCGTTGATTCTGGCACAGGCTGGTGGCACGACTTTACCCGACGCGACTCGAACACTAGCACTCTCATTGAATCAGTTCGGTGCATCAGCAGCAGAAGCAGATCGCTATATCAACGTCCTGGCTGCCGGTGCAAAATACGGCTCATCTGAAATTACCGATACCGCTGCGGCAATCAAAAACGGTGGTGTGGCAGCAGCGCAAGCTAAAGTCAGTTTTGAGGAGCTGAATGCAGCGATTCAGGTTTTGGCGGAACGTGAAGTAAAAGCTGGCGAAGCGGGTACCGCACTGCGCAATGTTATTCTGATGTTAGAGAGAGGGGGTGATAAAAGTCTGAAACCATCCGTTGTAGGGCTGTCTACTGCGCTTGAAAACCTTGGTAAAAAAAGCCTGTCAACAACTTCGATGGTTAAAATGTTTGGTTTGGAGAATGTTAACGCTGCAACAATTCTGACCAAGAATGTTAATAAGCTGAACGAATTAAAAACCGCGTTAACGGGAACAAATACAGCATTTGAACAAGCCAAAACCCGGACTGATAACCTAAACGGTGATCTGCTGTCACTCACTAGTGCCTTTGAAGGCATGATTATTCAAATCGGTCAAAGTACTGATGGTCCGTTAAGAACGGGTATTCAGGCAGTTACTGGCGTCGTGAATACACTGACAGACAATTTTAGTGCATTAGCCAACGTTATTGCATACGCAGTACTTCCTGTGATCGGTGGCAAGTTGACAAGTCACTTACAGTCACAAGTAAAGGGATGGTATCAACTTGAAAGTGCTTCCCGATCTGCGTCTAGGCAGCAGGCAGAAACCGCAAAACGCGCTATTGATGAAGCCAATGCGACAATCAAGTTAACCGAGGTTCAGGGCAAATACATTCGGCAACAAGAGTTAGAAAACCGACAGCATGGAGTTTTTGTTAATTATGCTAAGGAAAAAAATACATTATTCAGGCAAGAAACTGAAGCATTCGCGAAATTAGAAAATGCGACACGAAAACTAACTCAGGCCAATCGCCAATTATCTTTTTCGACCCGTGCGCTGTCGATTTCGGCAGGGCTTGCTCGTGGTGCGTTAGGGATGATGGGCGGTCCGTTGGGGGCTGCCATGCTTGCCGGTTCTGCTATCTACTACCTTCATCAGCAGCAAGAGCAAGCCAAACAATCGGCTATTGAACTCGGAAGAAGTACCGATCAACTGATTGACTCTCTACGTACAATGAGCAATCTGGAAGTTAATAAACGTATTTTTGATACGCAGGATGACATTACTAAGCAAAAAGAAGCGATAGAAGACCAGAAAAAACTCGTAGAATCTCAACGAGTTATTATGGAGCAGCGACGGGCGATATCTGATAGTGGTGTCTGGCTTCCTTTTGCCCCAGATCAGGCAAAAATGGCAGCAGAAGCCACGCGTATCTATAAAAACGAACTAAACAATCTGGAATTAATGCAGGAGGGGTTGAGTAAAAAACAAAGTGATCTCAATCTACTGCAAGCTCGCCAATCCGGTTTATTACGTGATAATTACGTAGAAATGATAAACATAACGGATACGTTACCGTTAATGACTGCGGCAGGCTCAGAATTCAACCGGATATTGTCAGCAGGTAATAAGTTATTACAGGAACGGCAAGAGTTGTCTGTTGCCATTCCGTTAGCATTACCTCCGAGCACGGAAGCACAATCAGAACTGAATAGACTACAAAAACAGATTGAATTAGAAAGATTGCAGGGTGTTGAACGGGCGATGTTGGCCGCTGAACAGCAGGCGCAAAGTCATGCTCAAGGACAACTGAATGAAGTTGAAATAAATCAGATTCGTGCCAAAGCAGCCGAACTTTATCGTCTACAGCAAGCTAATCAGGCAAATAAAGGAAGAGGCGGGCAAGGGAAAGAAGATAAAACTGCACTCAATCAGTATCAGCAATTACGCCGAGAAATTGAGTCCGTGCACACAACAAGTCTGCAACGTATTATTCAGAGCGAACAAGAAACACTCAAAAAACTCAATGAGTTAGATAAATCTGGTGCAGCCTCTCAAACTGAGATACAGCGCTTAAAAACCCTCAACGTTGAAAATCACCAAAAGCAACGTATGGATTTGGCGGAGAAATACTCCCCTGTAAAAGCGTTGGTTCGTCAAGAGCAAGAGGCTAATACAGAGCTTAAATCACTTTATGATGCCCGTTTATTGACAGAGCAAGAGTACTTATCAGCCAGCAAGACGTTGTATCAAGATTCTGCCAGGCAAAAACTGGCAGAACAGGCAAAGCAGATTGTTGCGCCGAGTATTGATATTGCGGGAGAAGTTGATCCGGTTGTCCAGCTCAAAAATCAACTTGCTGAACAACAGGCATTATATGACGCCTATTATCAAAACGGCATTATTAGCAAAGAACGCTATGAGCAATTGGTAACTGCCGCAACTAATAAATCAAAGGAATCTCAACTCACCGCAGCAAAAGAGTTGTATGCAAGCCAGGGAAGCTTTCAGAAAATGCAGATGAATCTGTTAGATGCAGTTGAGCAGCGGACAGGAAATGCGCTAACAGGGATGCTTATGGGAACAAAGAGTTTTTCTGATTCGTTGAAAGAACTTACCGCCTCTCTTGCTCAATCCATTATTCAAGATCTGATTCGCATTGCTATGCAAGCCGTGATAACCAACGCGGTGTCAGGTTTATTCGGCGGGTTTTCCGGCGCTGGCGGTGGAGTCACGAAAGCTAACGGTCAACTTGTACCAATGCCGCCAAAGCTTAATGCTAAGGGCGGTGTTTATTCTTCTCCAAGCTTAAGCGCTTATAGCGGACAAATAGTCAGCAGTCCGACATTATTTGCCTTTGCAAAAGGGGCCGGTCTGATGGGCGAAGCGGGACCGGAGGCAATTTTACCGTTAAAACGTGGGCCTGATGGCTCATTAGGTGTTAGAGCGTCCAGCCCTAATGCACAGGCAGTCAGCGCCGCTCCTCAAGTCTTTATACAAATCGATGGTAATGGAAATGCTTCCTCACAAGCCCCAGCAGGGTTGGAAGCGTTTGGATCTCAGATAGCAACTTTTGTTGATAGCCGTTATCGCGAACTCAGAGACAGAGATTTACGTCCCGGAGGCCCGTTGTGGAGAAGATAAATGATTGAAATATTTACGTGGTCACCCCGTGTTCAAGCGGCTGTTGATGTGAATTTTCGAGTCAGAAAAGCCCAATTCGGGGATGGTTATACACAAGTGGCCGGGGATGGACTTCACCCAAGAACTCAAAAGTGGGAACTGTCATTTGTGGGTAACGAGACGTATATCCGCGCGATTGTCGATTTCTTTGATCGTCACAGCGGTTATAAGTCATTTCAGTGGACCCCTTTACTGGCTGATGTCGGGCTTTATCGCTGTGACGCGTACAAGACGATAGCCCTCGGCGGCGGGAATTACTCGCTGTCTGCCAGTTTCACCCAAGCCTATCACCCATAATTCAGGAAACATGATAATGATAAATGCTGACGTTCAAAAACTAGAGCCTGGTAATACGATCCGGTTGTATGAAGTTGACGGGACGGCGTTCGGCGCTGATATTTTACGGTTTCATAATGAGACTATCCCCTATACTTCCGAAGAGTTAAAAACCGATAAACTGCCGAAGAAATCACTTTTCTGGCAGGGAAAAGAGTACGGGCCGTGGCCTGTTAATATTGAGGGCTTAGACATGTCAACTGATGGACAATCAGCGCGTCCCAAGCTGACAGTTGCTAATATTGACGGGTTGATCACAGCGCTATGCCTGAGATTTGATGATATGGTTCAAGCAAAGGTCACAATTCACGATACCTTTGCTCATTATCTTGATGCCACTAATTTCAAAGATGGCAATCCAACCGCAGATCCTGAACAAGAGCGAGTGCAAGTTTTCTATATTGACAGAAAAGAATCAGAAGATGATGAAGCGATAAAGTTTGAGCTTGCCAGTCCCGCTGACTTGCAGGGATTGAAGATCCCAACACGGCAGATTCATAGCTTATGTGAGTGGTGTGCAAGGGGCTGGTACCGAACCGGCAAGGGGTGTGACTATGCCGGTACCCGGTATTTTGATGAGAATGATAATCCCGTAGATGATCCAAGCAAAGATAAATGTTCCGGGTTGTTACCCGCGTGTCAAGAACGATTTGGGAAAGATGAACCCCTGCCGTTTGGTGGTTTCCCCGGCTCGGCACTCATCAGGCGGTGACAATGCGTGATAGTACATTAAAAGCGATCATGACTCATGCCAAATCGGAATACCCGAAAGAGTGTTGCGGGGTGATTGCTCAAAAAAGTCGTGTAGAAAAGTATTTCCCGTGCCGGAATTTAGCAACAGAACCCGAAGAGCAATTTCACCTTGATCCCATTGGGTACGTAACCGCTGAGGATTGGGGAACAGTAACGGCGATTGTGCATAGTCACCCCGACGCAACAACGCAGCCTTCTGAATTGGATAAAGCCCAGTGCGATACAACTGAATTACCTTGGATCATTGTCAGTTGGCCGGAGGGGGATATCAGAACAATTCAGCCGCGTGGCGAATTACCATTAATTGGGCGTCCATTCGTGCTGGGCCATACAGATTGCTGGGGGCTAATCATGAGCTACTTTAAGCAAAAACATGACATTGAGCTGAATGATTATCGGGTTGATTATTGCTGGTGGGAAAATGCCAAAGAAAACCGTTATTTAGATAATTGGTTTCAGTGTGGATTTCGCGAGTTCAGCGGCGAACCGCAACTCGGTGATATGGCAATTATGCAAGTTTCTTCCCCGGTGGCGAACCATGCTGGTATTCTTTTGTCTGATAATATGTTACTACATCATATGTACGGACAACTGAGTCAGCGGGTGCCTTACGGGGGTTATTGGAAAGACAGAACGGTAAAGGTATTGCGTTATAAAGACTTGTTGTGATTTATTCTTTTTTTTTGACTTAGAGAAAATGACAATGAAGAAAAAAAACATTCTTACTCTGTGTGCGCTTATTTTGGCAGGCTGTTCAAGCATCCAAGATATGAGAAGTCGTTCTCCCGACCAGGTCTATGCGTCCACAAAGCAGCAAACAAAAGATGTAGCTGAATGCATCCTGTTTGGTTGGCAAGAAAATAGCCCAAGATATGGAGGTGTTTTTATTCAACCTTATGGTAACGGCTATACAGTGTATTCTAATTCTCAGATTGAGGTTGTTGATATTGTAGATGAGAACAATGGAGTTAAAGTTAGTTTTTATCATCAAAGTGGATTATTTAATTATAGAATAAATGACCGAATTCAGAAAATAAAGAATTGCATATAAAGTGAATTAAAATTGTTTTTGTGTGGAGTTAACTGTATGGCTTATATTGATGTACCGATGCGAACAATCCGAATGCACGGTCCGCTAATAAAGCGTTTTGGGAAAGAATTTAAATACAAAGCATTGGATGCTAAAAAAGCAATTGATGCTATGCGTTGTTTATTGCCGGGTTTTGAAAAATATATGATTGAGGCCCATAAGAAAGGGCTAACGTTTGCAATTTTTGTTGGCGGTAAAAATATTAGCAAAGATGAGCTTGATATGACAAAAGGCACTGATGATATCCATATTTTACCTGTCATTATTGGCAGTAAACGCGGAGGGTTATTCCAAACAATACTTGGTGTTGCTTTAATTACTGCTGCTGCTATTGCATCCGGGGGAATAGCTGCTGCATTTACAGCTGGGGGGATGTGGGGAACTACTGCAATGATAGGTGCATCAATGGCCCTCGGTGGTGTTGTCCAAATGCTATCACCACAAATGCCGGGTTTGAGAATGCGTGAGTCCCCTGACAATAAACCCTCTTACGCGTTTGGTGGGCCAGTCAACACTACGGCGCAGGGTAATCCCGTTCCTGTCTTATATGGAACCCGCGAGATCGGCGGAGCAATTATTTCAGCCGGGATATATACCGAAGATCAACAGTAAATCACAAGCTAGGGATGGCTTAAATAATCACCTTTTCTTATATTGTTATGTGGGTTATTATTAACCAATAGCGAGCATTAAGGGGGCATCATGAGCAACATAGTTTACAAGGCGCATTTCGGTGATCGACAAACTAGTTTTGTTGTAAAAGTCACACATGATGACGTATGGATTGCTGAATGTGATGAGCTTGGTCTTGTTACGGAAGCTAAGTCATACGATGAATTGACAGAGCGGGTGTGGGAGATAGCTCCCGAACTATACGAGCTGAATGAACTTGGTAGTAACCCTGATGGAATGAAAATTAGTTTCGTTCAGGAACAATCTTACGATTCAAGGATGGCGCTCTGATATGGGATCTGGCTTATATCCACAACTTAAAGAAATTCTATTGGTTCATGGCTGTTATTTTATTAGGCAAGGCAAAGGCAGCCATGAAATCTGGCATAGCGATATCACAAACAAAAATTTCAGTGTTCCATACACAATAGTTTCAAAATATACAGCTAACGCTATTCTTAAGCAGGCCGGAATTAACCTAAAAATATAGCCCTTACGGGATTTTTATGTACACACGCCGCTTAACTGCGGTTTTTTTGTTTAATCAGCCTCGCGATTTCAGCGAGGTTTTTTATGGGTGAAATATGGCAAAAGTAATCAAAGGGCGTAAAGGCGGTGGCGGTAAGCAACGAACGCCGATTGAATCCCCAGACAGTATTCAGTCAATATCGAAAGCCAAAATACTCTTGGCACTTGGGGAGGGTGAGTTTGCTGGTGGGTTGGATGGTACAAATATTTACTTAGATGATACGCCAATCGCTAATGCAGATGGGAGCTTGAACGCTTCGGGTGTTAAATGGGAATTCCGCCCAGGCACCCAATCACAAGAATACATTCAAGGAATACCCGCGGCAGAAAATGAAATCAGGATAAATACGGAACTAAAAAGTGATCATCCGTGGATTCGAGCCGTTTCTAATACTAAGTTATCTGCAATCCGCTTGCGCTTCGGCTGGCCCCAGTTGCAGCGTCAAAAAGATAACGGGGATACAGTGGGTTATCGCATTGAGTATGCAATAGATGTTGCTACAGATGGCGGAGCTTACAGAGAAGTCTTAAAAGCGGCGGTTGACGGTAAGACAACATCACTGTATGAACGTTCTTATCGCATTGATTTACCAAAAGCCACAACTGGCTGGCAAATCAGAGTACGCAGACTGACACCCAATCAAAATTCAGGGCGATATGTTGATAGAATGTTTGTACAGGCGATCACAGAAGTTATCGACGCAAAACTTCGGTACCCAAATACAGCGTTGCTCTATGTTGAGTTTGATTCAAAGCAATTCCCCGATATCCCGAAAATTAGCTGTAAGCCAAAGGGCCGTATTATCCGCGTTCCGTCAAATTATGATCCAGTAACACGAGCTTACTCTGGAATATGGGACGGTACATTTAAGTGGGCGCATTCAGATAACCCAGCTTGGATTTTCTATGACATTCTTTTGTCAGATGGATTTGGTCTGGGAAATAGAATTAATTCAACTCAAATCAGCGAAGCAGAACTTTACAGAATCGCCCAATATTGTGATCAATTAGTCCCAGATGGCCGCGGCGGGGATGGCAAAGAACCTCGTTTTACATGCAATGTCTACATTCAGTCTCGCAATGATGCGTGGACTGTATTAACGGATCTCGCGGCTATATTCCGTGGAATGACGTACTGGGGGCAAAATCAGTTTGTTGCACTTGCTGACATGCCTCGCGACATGGATTACATTTTTAACCAGTCAAATGTCATCAATGGAAAATTTGTTTATTCAGCAAGCAGTGAGCGAACCCGATATACAACAGCAATGGTTTGTTGGTCAGATCCTGACAATCACTATGCTGATGCTGTCGAGCCAGTCTCTGATAATGAGTTAGTTCGTCGCTACGGTGTCAATCAAACAGAGATCACAGCAATCGGTTGTACACGACAAAGTGAAGCAAACAGAAGAGGCCGTTGGGCTTTACTGACAAACAGCAAAGATAGTGCTGTTTCATTCAGTGTGGGTTTAGAAGGACAAATACCCTTACCCGGCTATATCATTGGAATTGCTGACAGAAACCGCTCAGGCCGTATTATCGGTGGGCGCATTAGTGCCGTATCAGAGCGCAACATCACATTAGATAGAGTAGCCGAGGCTAAAGAAGGCGATCGCCTGTTAGTTAATTTACCCTCCGGTAAATCAGAAGGTCGCACAGTCCAGGCAGTTAATGGCAAAGTTATTACTGTCACCACTGCTTATTCAGAAACACCGGTACCTGAGTCAGGTTGGGCGATTGATGCTAATGATCTCTTCGTTCAGCAATACCGGGTTACAAGTGTGCGTGATAAAGGTGATAACACATTTGAAATCAGTGCTGTCTATCACGATCCCGATAAGTATGACCGGATTGATACTGGTGCCCGGATTGACGAACGTCCCATTTCTGTTATTCCGCCCGGCGTTCAAACTCCGCCGAAAAATGTGGCTATCAGTTCTTATTCTTCAAAATCACAGGGGCTTGTAGTCACTACACTGAGAGTAACCTGGAATGCTGTAGAAAATGCTATTGCTTATGAAGCAGAGTGGCGGAAAGATAATGGTAATTGGATATCAGCGTCGAGAACGTCAGCTTTGAGTTTTGAAGTTGATAATATTTACGCGGGACGTTATCAAGCGCGTGTCCGGGCTATCAATGCATCAGATATTTCCAGTATTTGGGCCAATGCACAAGAAACGCAACTTAACGGAAAAGAAGGCAACCCGCCTGTACCGCTAAATTTCAGGACAACGCCGATTGTCTTCGGGATCACGATAGACTGGAATTTTGGTGATGACACATCAGACACACAACATACTGAGATTCAGTACAGTAAGACAAATGACGGCAATGATTTGATGCTGTTGTCTGACGTTCCTTATCCTCAACGAACTTATACGATGCAGGGGCTAGCTGCGGGTGTGGCTTTCTACTTCCGCGCTCGTCTAGTCGATAAGACTGGCAATCAAAGTCCGTGGACTGAATTTGTCAGGGGTGAGTCATCTTCCGATGCGAGTTGGATAATTGACGCAGCTGGCGATCAGTTCTTAACAACAGACGCAGGAAAACAGCTTCAATCTCAGATTGATGATAATACCGAGGCAGCATTTGAAAATGCCGAAGCAGCGCTTGAAAATGCCGCCGCGCGTGATGCAGATATTAAACGTTGGATGAAAGAGAACGGAGATAGAAAAGCTGAAATTGTTGAAGTTCGCGAAGTACAAGTATCTGATCAACAGTCACTTGCACGTTATCAGCAGCAAGTGTCTAGTCAGTTTGAGAATACAAATTCAAGCGTATTAAATATTAAAGAGTCAGTATCTAAATTAAATGAGTCAACAGCAAAAGATATTAATCAAGTTAAAGCCGAGGTTAATGATAATACAAATAAAATTACTTTAGCTAAAGGACTTATTCAAGAGAATAAAAATGCAATTGCAAATACGGATAAAGCATTATCTGAATATCAGCAGCAAGTATCTAGTCAATTTAAGAATACTGACTCAAGCGTATTAGACATTAAAGAATCAATGTCTAAATTAAATGAGTCAACAGCAAAAGATATTAATCAAGTTAAAGCCGAGGTTAATGATAATGCAAATGGAATCACTTTAGCAAAAGGGCTGATTCAAGAGAATAAGAACGCAATTGCAAACACGGATAAAGCGTTATCTGAATATAATACACAGACAAGTGCTGAATTCAAAAAACAAAAGGCAATGATTGAAACCAAGGCGACAACGGTTTTTGATCAGAAAGGCGATGGTTCAGCAACATATACAGTAAAAGCAGGGGTTAACTATAACGGACAGTATTATGACGCGGGGATGGTTATCGGCGCTCAAGTTAAGAACGGAAAAGTCACAACAAATATTGGTTTTAATGCTGAGACATTCGGTGTTTTTAATCCAGCGAATAAAAAACTTGAATCTGTCTTTTTTATAAAAAACGGGCAAGTGTTCATGCGTAGTGCGTTCATTGACAGTGCGACAATTCAAGAGTTGTTAGTCAGTGTTGATCTTAAATCTATTAATTATGTGCCGAATAAATCGGGTCTGCGTATTGATATGAAAAATGGAGTGTTTGAAGTAAATGGCGTGTCTGGAGGCTACAAAATGAGGATAACTAACACGGGGATATATATATTCAATGGCTCAGGTGTTCCAATAATTGAATTGGGTGAATTCTTATGAGTGAATACGGTTTAAGGATTACGAATCCTTTTGATTTTTCAAGATTTATATTTAATGAAAAAACGGCACCGGCATACATTGTGTGGGCGGGTATTATTACACCATCGGCGCCGGGTATTCGGGGGAGCGGATGGAATACCTGGTGGAAATGTCAGAATCCAATCCCACCCGGTCATGATTATGCAGTATCATCTCATAAACTCGGTGAAATAAATTGGAAAGATGACGGACGAGCAAGCTGGCCCGATGGAGGTAAAGATTTATCTGTTACTCGTGATAATCAGGGATATCTTACATTTTACTGGGATGAGTTCTTAGAGACAGGAAAGAATCATTTCACAAAGTATATTGTTATAATTTCATGGCCGACTATATCGGCAGGAAAATACGGACTAAAGATATCTGGCAATGCTAATTTTTCTTCTTTAAATCCAAATATTAAATACAGTTATGTGTCGCATAAAAAAGAACTTACGTTGAGGGGAGAGTTTAATTTAAGTGTTATTGATAATAGATTGAATTTAAATAACTGCCTTCCATTTTTCTATACTGAGGATAATAACGCGTTTGTTGCTCTAAATATTTATAGAGGATATGAATTAACGCCAAAAGTCACGCTGGAAGTGAGAAATCCCAGGTCGGCTGGTATGACTTCGGGAAAATTTAAAGTTGTTATTTTTTCGAATTTAAATCTTGAGAATAATTTACGTAATGATAAGTATGGATTAAGAATTAGAGATTCCGGTAATAATGTTAGATTTTCGTCTGGAGTGGGTGTATTGACACGCCCTGTTGCTGTATCATTAGGCGGACGCGTTGAAGGAGATAAAGTAGCTGTACCTGGCATATCAAGACCAATGTACACGCCCTGCAATTTCGGTGAGTCTATTTATAAAAGAAATAATAAAGTGATAGCGGTTGGTGGGGTTGATGGAAAATATATAACACCATGTGTTTCCAAAGATATTAAAATACAACGAGGGTATTGGGGATATTATACTTATATCTCTTCGCTGAAATCATTATACATTGACGCTGAAACATATTTTAATTTTTAATCATTGGAGTTAATCATGTCTTCATACAACGCAGGAACAATTTCAATTACTTCCAATTCAGATATTGCAACAGGAACGGGAACGCACTGGAAAGATAATAAATTCGGTGTTGCTCCAGCTCAGACCATACTAATTAAAGTCGGGAATGCTTTTAAATTGTCAGCAATTAAGAACGTTAATAGTGATACGGAGTTAGTCTTAATCGATAAGTTTCCTGACGCTGTTTCTAATGCTGAGTATTTTATTCAAACATCAGTACCGAATACTTATTCTGATGTTGCTAGAAAAGTCACAGCGCAATTAAATTATACGGATGAGCTGTTATTCAATTTAAATAAATGGATGACAGAGAACGGAGTTGTATATATCACAACGCCAAGCGGTAAAACAATTCAACTTAAGACTATTAATGAGCTGACATCAAAAATAGATGAGTTACAGAAAAATTCAATTTCACAAGATTGGGTTAACAGCCGCTTTGCGCGTGGAAATGCTCGTTATGTTGAGGTTAGTGGGACTAGTCCCAAAATCCAATTTTCCCCGCCCGACGACAAGCAATCACGCGGATTCTTTGTTATTCGAGCTAATCTTTCTAATGATTATCAGTCGTCTCTTGAAGTATATAAGCGAGACGCTAACCATAGTATTATTTATTCTATTAATTTTCCAATGAAATCTGGAACATTAGCAACAGTTGATGATGTTAACGTTGTAAATAATCATCCTGTGGGCGCCCCTATTCCCTGGCCGTCAAATCATCCACCGACATCAAAAAACTATCTTATGTGTCGAGGCCAAGAATTTGATAAATCTTTATATCCGAATCTAGCAGAAGCTTACCCCAAAGGTAAATTGCCTGATTTAAGAGGCGAGTTTATTCGTGGCTGGGATGGTGGGCGTGGTGTTGATAGTGGCCGCGGAGTTTTGGAATGGCAGGGTGATGCAATGCAGGAATTAAACGGGGTGCTTGACGGTGGTAACAACATCGGCTTGATGACACGACCACATGACAGTAATGGAATATTTTCTGAGGGTGATGTGAGAACAATGTCTTACGTTACTCAAAACGAAATATCGTATGCAGTGAGATTCGATGCATTTCGCGTCGCGCGTACTGCAAACGAAACCCGCCCCCGTAATATCGCATTTAACTACATAGTGAGAGCAGTATAATGACTGAACAAAAATACTCTTTAGAACATGAAGTAGCCGTATTAGGTAAAGACGGATTAGCAATTCAAGCAGGCTGGATAAAAGCTTATCACTCGAATCAAATCACACGAGAATTCACAAACGCTGATATTGAATATGTCATGCTCGGTGTCAGTCTATCAGCAGATGCTTATCATGATGCGCCGGAACTACCAAGTTCTGATGATAAAGCCATCCGTCGCAGTGAAGATAGAAGCCGTTGGGAAATAGTACCGGACTATCGCGGAAAAATCGCTTACGACACGTTAACGAGAGAGCCGATTAAAATAACAGAAATCGGTGAGCTACAAGACACACTGACATTCAAAAGACCTGATACCGATTACGATAGATGGAACGGTAAAGAGTGGGTAGTTGATAAAGACTTACTCAAATCTCATCAAATCAACGAAGCAAAACAGAAGCAAGCAGCACTGTTACAACAAGCAAATGAAACACTCTCATTGCTACAAGACTCGGTTGACTTAGAAGTCGCTACAGACGCAGAGAAAGCCGCTCTACTCGAATGGAAGAAATATCGGGTATTACTGAGCAGGGTAGACATTTCACAGGCTCCCAATGTTGAGTGGCCTGAGGTGCCGAAGTAATTGTTGACTCATGACATTAAATGTGTTTAGCATTAGCTGACTACTGTATAAGTAGCTTAGAAATGCTGATTTTTGAATAGCGTGTACACTGCTGCACAGGCAGAACAACGAAGCCGGTTAGTCCGGCTTCACAATCTCCCTCTCATCTCAGAACTAATCCCCATCCCTCCCGCTATATAGTATAGAATCAATTTGAGTGCTTTTTCTGTTTGTACATATGTGTGTGCATGTGTTTTTATTTTGTGATTTATTTTAATTTAACTTATTGTTTTTATTGTAAATTTTTTATATTAAGCTATTTTATTCCAAAATGGCCTGTTATAATCATCATGGTAATTTGGGCGCAGATATAAGATTTTCTCTTCAAGGACAGAGACAACGCAGGCAGCTTGGTTTTCCGGGCATGGTTTGCTATTAAATAATTCTTTTTTTCCTTTGACGGCATAATCCTTATTTCCAACGGTAAAAGTATCTCTGGATATTCTTCAATAACGGCAAGTTTTACTGACGTTATTATCTTCTTCAGCATGAACCAATATTTTGAGCTTTCCTCTAATTTCCTATTCTTCTTTATTTCTCATATTAACCTCAACTAACGCCCGCTAAATATACATAAAACTGTCAGTCGAGGTCTGGAAAGTCACAAATTATACAAAAACAGTTAACCTTATAAGTAATAAGAACGCTCCATTGTTATTTTTCTGAACTAAACTGTTATTTATGCGAATTGAGAGAAATCGTCTCTTCAATGGTTCAATATATTTCTTATGAAAGAAAACATCATTTAATTTGAGGGGTTTATATGAGTGCCAAGAATGATTTTAAAGCCTTTTCTATTAATAACAATGCAAATGTAGTGAGTCAAGATAAATATGAAGAGGAACAAAGTTTAAAGACGGGTTTTCCCCCAGATAATGTTACCACTCATGTATTGAATAAAGTATTACGTCAGTCATCAACGATAGCATCTATTGTGGCTAATTTTATCTCCATACAGAGTGGGAATGATGTTAAAGATAATGGGGATATGGAAGTCCTTAATAAGGCTTTTACAGATTCATTGAAGAATCATACGAAGGGGCAGTTTCCTTCTCAATTATCGTTTAATGGTTATCAGGAGTTTCCCAGTGGATTGATACTTCAGTGGGGCAGACACCCATTTAAAGTATTAACTGAAAATACGGTAGTTCTACCGACTGCTTTTCACCATAGTTGCCTGGCTATTATTATGATTGATACTGGAAGTGCTTGTTTGCCAATGGCAGCAACACCTAACGGAACATTGAATAGTTTTATACCCTTCATCTTTCAAGCTGCTGCTTTGTTGGCTGCTTTCACTCACCCCAGTCACATAGTTATCTATGCTCCTGGGGATTCGTTCATTTGCCGCCGCGCTGCAACTCGAAATCTATTAGGTATAGGACTTGGGTGAGTGGGCGGGCTAATGATTATCTTGGAAATGAATGGGCTTTCACTCCTGATTATCCGTCAAATGCTATATTTGGACAATATCTTGCAATAGGTTTTTGAATAATATTCTTAAAGTAAAAGTGAATAACTGAAAGCCTAAATCAACCCCGGCTTATACTTTTACTACTTACTTATAATATCGTTCAGGCTAACCATATGATGAAAAAATTTATAATGTATGACTAGAATTCTCCTTAGCGGGGTGTTTCTGTTTAATGACTTGTATTAATGGGGGAATTGTGGGTTGCCATCTGCCAAGTGGAGAGCACATTATTTCATTTGGCATTATTGGTAATATATATTCATACAGTTTTATTTCCGCTAACTTCGTGATCTCACTTATTTCTGTTAAAAAAACAAAATTACCCTTAATTCCGTCTCAGAGTGGGAGTTAATTAAAATAAATGGATTATGCCTGTGGCTGATATTAAAAAAATTTTCGTAATGGCTTAAAAATAGATCAAATTATGCTGAATGAGAATAATAAATAACGGACTAAACAGTCAAATGCTGAATAAAATAATGATAAAGGAAAGATAAAAAATAATACACCAAATATGGTGACGAAAAAAGAAAATTCAGTAATATCTGATTCCCTACACAATTCAAAAGGATGAGAGTTAAATATGTATAAAAATATGTTAAATCCCGTAACATTAAGAAAAACAGAAAACGGACTTCAACTAAAAGGAAATGAGGGCACATATGAGACATCAATATTAAAAGGCAGCCCTGTAGGACGAAGGGATATTGGGAATTACGCACCACTACCCGCTCAAGCAGAAGTTTTTCAAAAAGTTGTCGACGAAAAAATAGCAAGTTTCAAAACAAAGGGGAATCCAATATCAATCGTTGTCTGGCGCAATAGCCAGACGGGTCTTACCCATATAATGGATGGTCAACATCGATTTATTGCTGCGTGCATACTTGGAGTACCCGTTAAATTAACATGGAAAAAATTCGGCATACCACCCAATCAAATAGACTGGAGTGGCACAAAATTCTCAGATGGGATACCAGCCAAAACCAGGATATTTGGAAAATAATCGATTAAGTTATTTAATGTATATTAAACGCGACTGGCGCTGATACAGGACCTTGAAAAATTGAGAGTTACCGGTTTTGGTATAGATTTTAAATTCTTTACTATTGTCTAATAAATTTCTCTATTTCAATGGATTATTAGTCATAGGGTTTCAGGTGTAACGGAAGAGAAAACGCCGTTAAGCGGTCAACGTACAATTGAGGGGGCCTGCCCGGGTAACTGGGTCGGTCTACTCACCCCAAACCCTTAATTCTGGGTGATTTTATGTTTTTTAATTTGGGTGTTTAGTTATCTTTTAAAAGATTGTTGGAATAGTTTATTAACCATCTCCCTTAGCTATTTTATCGGTTCTCGCCGGTTATGAATTATTTAAAGGAATACGGATATGTTTACTTCCGGATTGACGATGTTGTACTTATTATGTGAATCTACCAAATGTTTTCATTATTTAGCGATAAAATCGCTCGGTATAAATATGTGACATTTATACATATCATTGATTATTATGCATTCTTTAATAAAATTCTTGGTTGATTAATTTAAATCTAATCAAATTAATGGTTATTGCGACACTAGTAGAATGTTATTTAAATAATATCTTTTTATATGAGATTTCTAAAAAAAAACAATTAAATTTTCATCAAATAACTGGCAAAAATTCACTTTTCTATAATGCTTAAATATAGCTTGTTGTGTCATACGAAAAACGAATAGCGTAGTCAAGTTAAATATTAAATAAGAGTCATCGGGAGCGCGTCTCTCGAGGGCAGCATTAGCTATACCGAGGTCTGACTTTATTAATGGGGGAAACATTATGTCCACTGATCCGCCGCTACATCAAGAAGATATTGTCGTGATACATGTTGCTACACCCGACGATTTGGCGAAGTTTGCCGATCAAGCACTCTTCTGGAATAAAGAAACCTATGAGCAGATGAAAACCGCAGAAGTGTTGTTTACACCAGCGGGAGAAACTCTACCTGGTCTGGGAATTAAATATGTCGCTATGCCCGATGATTTGGCGAAGTTTGTTGATGAAGAAGGCTATTGGAATGAGAAAACCTACCAACAGATGGAGGCTAAGAGAGTGTTGTTTATACCCGCAGAAAAAATACGCGGTGTGGGGATTAAACATGTTGCCACACCCGATGATTTGGCGAAGTTTGCCGATAAAGAATTCTTCTGGAGTAAGAAAGACTACGAGCAGCTAAAAGCCGCAGAGGTGCTGTTTGTACCCAGAGAAGGAATGCCCGTTTAGGGGCTAAACATATCACCACGCCCGACGATTCGGTAAAGTTTACCGATAAGCGGTCAATTAGAATAAAGAGAAGTATCAAGAGAGGGATAAAGCCAGAATATTGTTTATCTCAAAAGTAAAAGAATAGAACAGCGTGTGACAACGTTAACTTATCTGTCATTCTGGGAGGTATTAATGGCTAACAATAAGACATCTGCATCCGGCGAAAATAATCTGGTGAATAAAGAGGAGGTTAAATCCTGGTTTAAATTATATTCCATGCCGAAAAGTGAAAATTATACTCAATTGGTGCAAATAGCGGCAGAAGGTCGGCGTTTAGCCGGGTTGGACCCTGGTCAGGTCGATAATAATCCAGGGGCAGGATTGAACCGGGATCTGGATGAGGTGAATTTACTCTTAGTGAATCCCGGTGAAGGGGTGCATATCGGAGAAGACCGTGAAATTGCTGTTAATATTGATAAGAACAGCGGCTTACAGTTTATTAATGGCGAATTGGGGTTACGCCCCGACTTTAAATTGTCGCTGGAATTGTTTGAGAGTTTTACGGAGGAACAACAAAGAGAACTTTACCGTTGGCTGATTCATGCAGGAGAGATGGCAGCTAGTCAGGTGCAGTTGCCCGCGTTTGACTTGCCGACCAACGGTAACAATAAAAACCTTGGCGCTATTGTCAGTGTCAGCGGCGATGGGAAAACTATCGCGCTTAGTGGGGCAGAGGCTAAGGAACCTGTATATCTATTTTCTTATACCGATAACGGTTGGCGGCAGCAATTCGCTGATTACGTCAGTGGCTATGGCGGCAGAGCGCTAAGTCTGAATCGAAATGGTAATGTTCTCGCGGTGGGTATTGATAACCGGAGCAGTGATGGCGGGCATGGCTCAGTGTTCGTTTATCACAGATTGGCAAATGGCGCGTGGGAAAAATCGGCCAAACTTTGGCTTAGTGAGGCGAACGTTCAGCAGCATTTCGGTTGTTCTGTGAGCCTGAGCGCTGATGGCACACTATTAGCAGTAGGTGCTTATGGCTGGGGATCGGGTTTATTGACTAATTGTGGCGCAGTGTATCTTTATCAGTATGACGGAAAGAAATGGTCACAGCTTGGTGAGCGTCTGACCTTAGCTTCTCCGGCACAGGGCGATATGTTTGGCGGCAAACTAAGCTTGAGTGCGGATGGTTCAACCTTGGCAGTGGCGGCAACGGGGCGTAATGGTAATAACGGTGAAGTGACGCTATTTCATCGTTACGGGACATACTGGCAGCCGCGACCGCCACTCAACTCGCTTACTTCCCCTTTAACCATCAGCAAAGACGACTTTGGCGCCAGTCTCAGCCTGAGCGATAGCGGCGATATTTTGGCGGTGGGGTGTCCGGGAGAGAAGGGCAATGTTGGTGCGGTCTATTTATATCTGCGTCACCGTAATGCATGGCAATCCCTGGGGATACTGAGAGAAGCGGTGACTGCCGGGGAAAGGTTTGGCAGCGAACTCTCTTTGAGTGGCGACGGTCGGGTACTGGTGGTGTCAACACCTGTTGGTAAAGATAACACAGGTGTGCAAACCGGTGCAGGATGGTGGTTTAGTTATCAGGATGAACAATGGATTACGCAGGGCAGATTACTGGCAGTGGATGGGGAATTAAACCATAAATTTGGTGCCGGCATTTGTCTTAGCGGTGACGGCAATACGTTGGCGATTGGCGCCAGTGGCTGGAAAAGTGGAGAAGGGAAAGTTTACCTTTACGACTAGCTAAATGAGGAAAAGACGATGGCGAAAGAGATAACAGATGAAACGGTTAGCCAGCTTAGTGCTCACTTCGCCCCTGGCAAGATCCCGACTGAGGCTGCATTTTATTCATTGATTGATTGGGCCATGTTGTGGCGACAGCTTTTTGGTTGGCGGGATAGTGATCAAACTTATCATCCGGGAGTTGGGTTGCAGGTTATCGACAACCGTTTGGCGGTTAAGATTGGTGATGGCATCTCGTTGGAACCGAAAGGGCTTGCGTTAAAGCTACAGCTCGATGGGGGATTGATGTTGGATAAATCCGGGGTGCTGTCAGTGGATGGGACTGTAGCGGTTTCGGCCCAAGCTTTTAAATTGCTTCCTGAGGAGACGCAGAAAAAAATTGCCAAGTTGTTATTGAATGCGGGCACTAAGCATTCTTAATAACCGGGTAGCGGGTTTAAATTTCCCTGAACAGAAACTGGTGGCAGTGACTGTCTAATTACGGCTTTTGAGGAAATATGATGACTGATAAAGAAATTAGTACTGTTGACTCATTGAAAGCGAGTTTTAAGTCCGGTGTTCCGCCCGCACCTGAAGCCTTTTTCCATTTGATTGATGAGGCATATAAGGCATATGAAATCATTGATGTCGCTCAGGGTGATGGCCCAACCGCAGGGCTGAAACGAGATGACGAAGGAAAACTGGCTCTCAACACTCACCTTTCTGGCGGGTTAAACCTTGAACAGGGGGCTTTGGCCCTATCACTGAAGCCAGAAGGTGGATTCTCTTTTGATGGAGGAAGGCGTCTGAAATTGGATGCCGATCGGCAGGTTCAGTTTGCGGATTTCTTCGATTTATCGCGGTGGGAACGGATGGAGATCACGCAGTTGCTGGGTTTTAAACGTGCCATGATGGCGCGTATGGTTTCTCCTTCCCCTAAAGCGAATGAACATTTTGGCACTTCTGTGAGCCTGAACGCGGCGGGAGACTGCTTAGCGGTTGGGATGGATAATAAAGTCTGTGTGTATACGGGCCGGAAGGGTGAGTGGAATATAAACGCTCCCACTGTGTTTGAGGATGATCAAGATCAATCTCATCGTTCTTTATGGGACGTCAGTTTGAATGCGGCAGGAGATTGCCTGGCGGTGGGATATTTCATTGATGTTATTCCAAAAGTGAAGGCTTGTGTGTATACGCGCACGAATGGCGTCTGGGATACCAAAAATCCCATTGTGTTTCCGCTGGAAGATCAACGTGGATACGCTGGTGGTCACAATGTCAGCTTGAGCGCCACAGGAGACTGTCTGGCGGTGGCGGGCGACTCTTGGTCCTACATATATACACGCACGAATGGAATTTGGGATACAGAAAACCCCTTTAAGTTGATGAGCTCGTTTACCAAGGTTTGTCTGAGTGCCTCGGGAAATTGTCTGGCGGGATATCTTGTTGATTATTCTCATAATCCAATAAACGTGGTTTATGTGTATACACGCACGAATGGGGTTTGGGATAAAGAAAGCTACGTTAGGTTCATAGCCGCTAAAGATCGTTCATCCAGTTTTAATCGGATTTTTAGCCTAAATGCAGAGGGAGATCTTCTGGCGGTGGGGGTAGATTATGATATCCACACTAAGGGAAAGGTTTATCTGTATACGCGCACGAATGGGATCTGGGATACAGAATATCCTATTAAGTTTTCAGCTCCTGCAAGTGACGTAACGTATTTTGGCAGCGCTATCAAACTGAATGATGTGGGAAATCGTCTGGTAGTGGGGGCGGCTTCCCGGGTGTATGTGTACACCTGTCTAAATAATAAGTGGAATATGGAAACACCTCTCGAGATTTTGGCCCCCTCAGGCAATTCAGACAATTTAAATGGTTTTGGTAAATCTGTCAGTTTGAATAGGTGGGAGACGAGTTTGGCGGTTGGCGCAGTTTCAGCCGAGGTTGGTTCTGTGTCTGAAGCTGGTGCAGTCTATGTCTTTGAGAATGTTAAATAGAAGACAGAGGACAGATAACGGCGACTGTTTAATACGGTTTTTGAGGAAATATGATGACTGATAAAGAAATTAGTACCGTTGACTCATTGAAAGCGAGTTTTAAGTCCGGTGTTCCGCCCGCACCTGAAGCCTTTTTCCATTTGATTGATGAGGCATATAAGGCATATGAAATCATTGATGGCGGTAAGGGTGATGGCCCAGCCGCAGGACTGAAACGAGATGATAAAGGAAAACTGGCTCTCAACACTCACCTTTCTGGCGGGTTAAACCTTGAGCAGAGGGCTTTGGCTCTATCACTGAAGCCAGAAGGTGGATTCTCTTTTGATGGAGGAAAGCGTCTGAAATTGGATGCCGATCGGCAGGTTCAGTTTGCGGATTTCTTCAGTTTATCGCGGTGGGAACGGATGGAGATCACGCGGGTGTTGGGTTTGAAACCTGCCATGATGGTGCGTGTGGTTTCTCCTTCCCCTAAAGCGAATGAACGCTTTGGCACTTCTATTAGCCTGAACGCGGCGGGAGACTGCTTAGCGGTTGGGATGGATAATAAAGTCTGTGTATATACGGGTCGGAAGGGTGAGTGGAATATAAGTGCTCCTACGGTGTTTGAGAATGATCAAGATAAATCTCGTAGTTCCTGGGATGTCAGTTTGAATGCGGTAGGAGATTGCTTGGCGGTGGGATACTTGGTGGAATACTACATGGATGTTAAAAAAGTGAAGGCTTATGTATATACGCGCACGAATGGCGTCTGGGATACCAAAAATCCCATTGTGTTTCCGCTGGAAGATCAACGTGGATACTCTATTAGTGCGAATGTCTGCTTGAGCGCCGCAGGAGACTGTCTGGTGGTGGGCGGTGCCTCTATGTCCTATATATATACACGTACGAACGGGATTTGGGATACAGAAAACTCCATTCAGTTACCTTATTTTGTCAAGGTTTGTCTGAGTGCCTCGGGAAATTGTCTGGCGGGGTATGTGTACAACGGGGTTTCTGTGTATACACGCACGAATGGGGTTTGGGATAGAGAAAACTACGTTAGCTTCGCTGCCTCTAAAGATAATTCGTCCAGTTTTAATCGGATTTTTAGCCTAAATGCAGAGGGAGATCATCTGGCGGTGGGGGTGGATTATAATGTCCCTACTACTGGGAAGGTTTACCTGTATACGCGCACGAATGGGATCTGGGATACAGAAAATCCCATTAAGTTTTCGGCTCCTGCAAGTGACGTAACGTATTTTGGCAGCGCTATCAAACTGAATGATGTGGGAAATCGTCTGGTAGTGGGGGCGGCTTCCCGGGTGTATGTGTATACCTGTCTAAATAATAAGTGGAATATGGAAACACCTCTCGAGATTTTGGCCCCTTCAGGCAATTCAGACAATTTAAATGGTTTTGGTCAGGCTGTCAGTTTGAATAGGTGGGAGACGAGTTTGGCGGTTGGTGCAGTTTCAGCCGAGGTTGGTTCTGTGTCTGAAGCTGGTGCAGTCTATGTCTTTGAGAATGTCAAATGAAGACAGAGGACAGAAAACGGAGGACAGAGAACAGGTGACGGTGACTGTCTAATACGGCTTTTGAGGAAATATGATGACTGATAAAGAAATTAGTACTGTTGACTCATTGAAAGCGAGTTTTAAGTCTGGTGTGCGGCTCATGCCGGAAGCCTTTTCTCATGTGATTGATGAGGCATATAAGGTATATGAAATCATTGATGGCGCTCAGGGTGATGGCCCAACCGCAGGGCTGAAACGAGATGACAAAGGAAAACTGGCCCTCAACACTTACCATTCTGGCGGGTTGAATTCTAATCAGGGCGCTTTGGTCCTATCACTGAAACCAGAAGGGGGACTCTCTTTTGATGGGGGAGGGTATCTGAAATTGGATGCTGCTCGGCAGATTCAGTTTGCGGATTTTTTCAGTTTATCGCGGGGAGCGCGGATGGAGATCATGCAGTTGTTGGGTTTGAAACGTACTCTGATAACGCGCATTGTTTCTCCCTTCCCTAGAACGGATGAGTCTTTTGGTAGCTCTGTTAGCCTGAACGCGGTGGGAGACTGTTTAGCGGTTGGGATGAATAGTCACGTCTATGTGTATACGCGCCGGAAGAGTGGTGAGTGGAATATAAGCAAGCCGATTGTGTTTGAGGATGTTGAATCTGTTTTATCTTCATGGCGTGTCGGTCTGGATGCGGCGGGAGATTGTCTGGCGTTGGGAGACATATGGCCCGAAGTGGTTCGTGTATATACACGCACGAAGGGTGTTTGGGATACAAAACATCCCGTTGTGTTTCCGCGGGTCGCTGTAAACTTTGGTGCGAATGTCAGCTTGAACGCCGCAGGAGACTGTCTGGTGGCTGGGGGAAAATACTCCTCTCCGTTCCGTATGTTTATACGCAGGAATGGGATCTGGGATACAGAAAAACCCATTCTGTTTCCGGCTCCTTCGGATGCTTATGAGTTTGGCGCGATTGCCCACCTGAGTGCTGCGGGAAACCGTCTGGCGGTGTGTGATGATTACATTTCCGCGATTTATGTGTATACACGTACAAATGGGATTTGGGATACAGAAAACCCCATTAAGTTCCGTCGCCCTGAAGGTGAATCCTCTCGTTTTAGCGTGGTTTTTAGCCTGAATGCAGAGGGAGATCGCTTGGCGGTGGGTACGTATTTTTATAAACCCTATAATGGGGAGGTTTATCTGTATACGTGCACGAATGGGATCTGGGATAGAGAAAATCCCGTTAAGTTTTCGGCCCCGGCAAGTAGAGTATCTTTTGGCGGTTCTCTCGAACTGAATGATGCGGGAGATCGTCTGGCAGTGGGAGCGTCATCCAGGGTGTATGTATATACCTGTCTGAATAATAAGTGGAATATGGAAGCACCTATCGAGATTTTGAACCCTTCAGGCGATTCAGATAATTTAAATGGTTTTGGTGGACCTGTCGGCCTGAATAAGGCGGGGACGAGTTTGGCTGTTGGCGCAGCGTTAGAAGGTGTTGATTCTAAATCCGAAGCCGGTGCAGTTTATATCTTTGAGAATGTCAATTGATGCCCATATAGAAGACAGAAAACAGATAACGGTGACTGTCTAATACGGCTGGCTTTTGAGGAAATGTGATGACTGATAAAGAAATTAGTACTGTTGACTCATTGAAAGCGAGTTTTAAATCTGGTGTGCGGCTCATGCCGGAAGCCTTTTCCCATTTGATTAATGAAGCATATAAGGCATATGAAATCATTGATGGCGTTCAGGGTGATGGCCCAACCGCAGGGCTGAAACGAGATGACAAAGGAAAACTGGCCCTCAACACTTACCATTCTGGCGGGTTGAATTCTAATCAGGGCGCTTTGGTCCTATCACTGAATCCAGAAGGGGGACTCTCTTTTGATGGGGGAGGGTATCTGAAATTGGATGCTGCTCGGCAGATTCAGTTTGCGGATTTTTTCAGTTTATCGCGGGGAGCGCGGATGGAGATCACGCAGTTGCTGGGTTTGAAACGTATTCTGATAACGCGCATTGTTTCTCCTTCCCTCAAAGAGGGTGAATACTTTGGCACTTCTGTTAGCCTGAACGCAGCGGGAGACTGCTTAGCGGTTGGGATGAACAATAAAGTCTGTGTGTATACACGCCGGAAGAGTGGTGAATGGAATACAAGCAAGCCGATTGTGCTTGAGGCTTATGCAACAGGATATTATAGCTCTTCATGGGATATCAGTTTGGATGCGGCGGGAGATTGCTTGGCGTTGGGGAACAGTTCGCCCTCTGTGGTTCGTGTATATACGCGCACGAATGGCGTCTGGGATACAAAAAATCCCATTGTGTTTCCGCGGGTTGCCCAATACTTTGGTATGAATGTCAGCTTGAGCGCTGCAGGAGACTGTCTGGTGGCTGGGGGAACATACTACTCTCAGTTCCTTATATTTATGCGCAGGAATGGGATCTGGGATACAGAAAACCCCATTCAGCTTCCGATTCCTACGGGTTCTTATAATTTTGGCGGGATGGCCCGCCTGAGTGCCTCGGGAAATTGTCTGGCGGTGTATGGTTATTCAAGCACGATTTATGTGTATACACGTACGGATGGGATCTGGGATGGAGAAAACCCCATTAGGTTTAGGGCCCCTGAAGGTGAATTACGTGGTTTTACTAGGGTTTTTAGCCTGAATGCAGAGGGAGATCGTCTGGCTGTGGGGGGAGAAACGGATTATTATAAACCTACTGATGGGAAGGTTTATCTGTATACGCGCACGAATGGGATCTGGGATAGAGAAAATCCCATTAAGTTTTCGGCTCCTTCAAGTGACGTAACGTATTTTGGCCGTGCTATCGAACTGAATGATGCTGGAGATCGTTTGGCAGTGGGGGCGGTTTCCCGGGTGTATGTGTATACCTGTCTGAATAATAAGTGGAATATGGAAACACCTATCGAGATTTTGGACCCTTCAGGCAATTCAGACAATTTAGATAGTTTTGGCGGGGCTGTCGGCCTGAATAAGGCGGGGACGAGTTTGGCGGTTGGTGTAATTTCAATGAAGGTTGGCTCTGCGTCTGAAGCCAGTGCAGTTTATATCTTTGAGAATGTCAAATGATGTCCATACAGAAGACAGTGACTGTCTAATACGGCTTTTGAGGAAAATATGATGACTGATAAAGAAATCAATATCGTTGACTCAATGAAAGCGAATTTTAAATCTGGTGTGCGGCTTATGCCGGAAGCCTTTTCCCATTTGATTGATGAAGCATATAAAGCATATGAAATCATTGATGGCGTTCAGGGTAATGGCCCAACCGCAGGACTGAAACGAGATGACAAAGGAAAACTGGCCCTCAACACCCACCATTCTGGCGGGTTAAATTCTAATCAAGGCGCTTTGGCGCTATCACTGAAACCAGGAGGTGGACTCTCTTTTGATGGGGGAGGATATCTGAAATTGGATGCCGCTCGGCAGATTCAGTTTGCGGATTTTTTCAGTTTATCGCGGGGCGCACGGATGGAGATCACGCAGTTGTTGGGTTTGAAACGTACTATGATAACGCGCATTGTTTCTCCTTTCCCCATAGAGGGTGAGTACTTTGGTCACTCGGTTAGCCTGAACGCGGCGGGAGACTGTTTAGCGGTTGGGTCGACTCATAAAGTCTGTGTGTATACGCGCCGGAAGAGTGGTGAGTGGAATATAAGCAAGCCGATAGTGTTTGAGGATACTGAACCTGGATATGAATATGATAGAGCTTCATGGCGTGTCGGTCTGGATGCGGCAGGAGATTGTCTGGCGTTGGGAGAGATATGGCTCGAAGTGGTTCATGTATATACACGCACGAAGGGCGTTTGGGATACAAAACATCCCATTGTGTTTCCGCGGATTGCTGAAAACTTTGGTGCGAATGTCAGCTTGAACGCCGCAGGAGACTGTCTGGTGGCTGGGGGGTACACCTCTCCGTTCCGTCTGTTTATGCGCAGGAATGGGATCTGGGATATAAAAAAACCCATTCTGTTTCCGGCCCCTTCGGATGCTTATGAGTTTGGCGTGGTTGCCCACCTGAGTGCTTCGGGAAACCGTCTGGCGGTGTGTGATCGCATTTCCGTGATTTATGTGTATACACGCACAAATGGGATCTGGGATACAGAAAACCCCATTAAGTTCAGTCACCCTGAAGGTGGATTATCTAGTTTTAGCGGGGCTTTTAGCCTGAATGCAGAGGGAGATCGCTTGGCGGCGGGTACGAATTTTTATAAATCCGCTGATGGGGCGGTTTATCTGTATACGCTCACGGATGGGATCTGGGATAGAGAAAATCCCGTTAAGTTTTCGGCCCCTGCAAGTGGCGTATATTTTGGCGGTTCTCTCGAACTGAATGATGTGGGAGATCGTCTGGCAGTGGGGGCGGTTTCCCGGGTGTATGTGTATACCTATCTGAATGGTAAGTGGAATATGGAAACACCGATGGAGATTTTGAACCCTTCAGGCAATTCAGACAATTTAAATGGTTTTGGTGGGCCTGTCGGCCTGAATAAGGCGGGGACGAGTTTGGCTGTTGGCGCAACGTCAGAGAGTGTCGATTTTAAGCTCAAAGCCGGTGCAGTTTATGTTTTTGAGAATGTCAATTGATGCCCATACAGAAGACAGAAAACAGATGACGGTGATTATCTAATACGGCTGGCTTTTGAGGAAAATATGATGACTGATAAAGAAATCAATACCATTGACTCATTGAAAGCGAATTTTAAATCTGGTGTGCGGCTCATGCCGGAAGCCTTTTCCCATTTGATTGATGCAGCATATAAGGCATATGAAATCATTGATGGCGCTCAGGGTGATGGCCCAACCTCAGGGCTAAAACGAGATGACAAAGGAAAACTGACCCTTAACACCCACCATTCTGGCGGATTAAATTCTAATCAAGGCGCTTTGGCCCTATCACTGAAACCAGAAGGGGGACTCGCTTTTGATGGGGGAGGGTATCTGAAATTGGATGCTGCTCGGCAGGTTCAGTTTGCGGATTTTTTCAGTTTATCTCGGCGGGAGCGGATGGAGATCACGCAGGTGTTGGGTTTGAAGCGCACCATGATAACGCGCATTGTTTCTCCCTTCCCCAAAGAAGATGAGCGTTTTGGCACTTCTGTTAGCCTGAACGCGGCGGGAGACTGTTTAGCAGTTGGGATGAATAATCAAGTCTGTGTGTATACGCGCCGGAAGAGTGGTGAGTGGAATATAAGCAAACCTATTGTGTTTGAGGCTTATGAAGATGAATATCATAAATCTTCATGGGATGTCTCTCTGGATGCTGCTGGCGATACCCTGGCGTTGGGAAACATGTTGCCGTATCCCACTTATAACCAAGGGCGGGTTTGTGTGTATACGCGCACGAAGGGCTTTTGGGATACAAAACATCCCGTTGTGTTTCCGATAGGAGTTGAATACTTTGGTGTGAATGTCAGCTTGAGTGCTGCGGGAGACTGTCTGGTGGGTGGGGGCAAACCCTACCCTCCGTTCCGTATATTTATGCGCCGGAATGGGATCTGGGATACAAAAAACCCCATTCCGATCCCGATCCCTTCGGATTCTTATGAGTTTGGCTGGATGGCCCACCTAAGTGCTGCGGGAAACTGTCTGGCGGTGCGTGATTATGCTCCTGTGATTTATGTGTATACACGCACAAATGGGATCTGGGATGGAGAGAACCCCATTAAGTTCAAGGTCCCTGAAAATAACCTATTCGTGGGTAGGGCTTTTAGCCTGAATGCAGAAGGAGATCACTTAGCGGTGGGGATAGAGTTTTATAACTCCACAGATGGGGAGGTTTATTTGTATAAGCGCCGGCATGGGGTCTGGGATACAGAAAATCCCATTAAGTTTTCGGCCCCGGCAAGTAGCGTATATTTTGGTAGCTCTCTCGAACTGAATGATGCGGGAGATCGTCTGGCAGTGGGAGCGTCTTATCGGGTATATGTGTATACCTGTCTGAATGGTAAGTGGAATATGGAAACACCGATGGAGATTTTGAACCCTTCAGGCAATTCAGACAATTTAAATGGTTTTGGTGGACCTGTCGGCCTGAATAAGGCGGGGACGAGTTTGGCTGTTGGTGCAACGTCAGAAAGTGTTGATTCTAAATCCAAAGCCGGTGTGGTTTATATCTTTGAGAATATCAAATAGAGGACAGGAAACAGAGAACAGATGACGGTGACTATCTAATACGGCTGGCTTTTGAGGAAAATATGATGACTGATAAAGAAATCAATACCATTGACTCATTGAAAGCGAATTTTAAATCTGGTGTGCGGCTCATGCCGGAAGCATTTTCCCACTTGATTGATGAGGCATATAAGGCATATGAAATCATTGATGGCGCCCAGGGTGATGGTCCGACCGCAGGCCTGAAACGAGATGATAAAGGAAAGCTGGCCCTCAACGTTCACCATTCTGGTGGGTTAAACCTTGACCAAGGCGCTTTGGCCCTATCACTGAAGCCAGAAGGGGGACTCTCTTTTGATGGGGGAGGGTATCTGAAATTGGATGCCGATCAGCAGGTTCAGTTTGCGGATTTTTTCAGTTTATCTCGGCGTGAGCGGATGGAGATTACACAGTTGTTGGGTTTGAAACGCATCGTGATGACGCGTATTGTTTCTCCTTTTCCTAAAGAAGGCTTTGGCCGCTCTATTAGCATAAATGAGGCGGGAGACCGTCTAGCCAGAGGGACGATTGTTTACAGAAGCTCTGCTGGGAAGGTTTATGTGTTTACGCGCGCGGATGGGGGGTGGGATATGGAAAACCGGATTAAGTTTTTGGCCCCTAAGAGCGATGCATACTTTTTTGGTATGTCTGCCGGTCTGAACAATGTGGGAGATCGTTTGATCGTAGGATCTAGTTCTGTGGTCTATGTATATAAATATATTAATAATCAGTGGGATATAGGAAACCCTATTAAGGTTTTGAATCCTTCAAGTAATTCCGGCAATTCAGACGATTACGACGATTTTGACTTTGTCATAAGAAATGCGGCGGGAACGATCTTGGCTGTTAGTGCAACTTCAACGAAGGTTGATTCTGCGTCCAAAGCTGGTGTAATTTATATCTTTGAGAATGTCAATTGA